AACGTAGTGGACAGTATTTCGTGTAAAGAATGTAAGAAATGCTTATTTATCAATACTTTACAACTTATAATACAGTCCTCTACTAAATATAAATAATGACAAAATATAAAGTGATTTTCGGTTATTTTAGCGAACTTGTAGAAGTTGACGAACCTACAACGGATTATGGTGCGATCTTAGATTGTGCGATCGATCAACTAGAACGTGATGGATGCATGGGTGTATTTGTTACTGATGATGAGATAGAACGTGATGGGATCACTGGTGATGCATATATTACTGGTGGCAATCATGGATTGAACCTATATCATGGTGGAAATTTCATGATAGAAAGAGTTGATGAGTAAAGAAAGAAAGTAGAGGTATAAAGGTATGAAGATAGCAAAGGGAGCAGAACAGAAAAACTTAATCATAGTAAAAGAATACTACACAGAAAGAGATATTAAGCTGTTACTTGAAAGCGAAGAAATTTTTTTCTTAGACCGGAATGACAAAGGTTACTGTGAAGAATGTTATGACATTAGTAAAGTAAGTAGAGAAACAGAATTTAGAATTTTTACTGAAAACTTGGAAGAAATCAAAGTTGTTTTGGAAGATGGATTTTATAAAACAGTTGCGATAGGAAAGAATGGTTCAACATATCACGTTGAATTATAAAAATCAGTTTTTAACCTACATAATGAGAGTTGGACAGCACCCAACCGAAACAAGTGGAAAATTTACTTTTCTAACCTTCTTCCACTTGTCGTAGGAAGCTATAAAAGTATCTATCTGCTTTTATTATGCGGAAATTTAAGAAAAGGAAGCGTAGAACATGAATAAAGAAGAAATGGAAAAAATACAATTACATAAACCAAAACTAACAGAAATAGTCGTTGCGATTGTATGGATTGTAACGGCTATTGTTACGTTTATAAGAATACCGCAAGCCTTTATGTTAGAAGCATTACTGTTAATGATAACAGTTGTCTATGTGCTTGCTTGTATGGGATTGTTTGATGACGATACAGATACAGAATAGGAAAGAAGGTAGAACGATTATGAAAACAAAACAGAATAAAACAATCAAGATCCTATTAGCAGTAGCACTCATGTTTACGGCTTTTTTAATCTTTGGAAATACTGTACACGCAAAGACAAAAAGAAGCACGTACAGAACGATAAACGGCATTTATAACAGTGACGGCACAATTGACACGGTTGACGGCTACTGTTGGAAAGTTCGCAAGGGATCATATGCCTATCCAGGGACTACCGTTGTAACTGTAAAATTTAACACACACGGCACTAGAAATAAACTCGATGATAGCATTGTAAAGATCACGGCAAAGAATAGAAATATCCAGCTTGTAAACGATTATATACGACATGAATACGATCTAAACGCCTATAAGGTAAAGTATATCAGCACTGAAAAACTAACGGATAAAATGATCCGTGAACGTGCCACACGGCATACAATTTATGTGGAAATTATTAAAAGTGTTTCTTCTGGTGGTAGACATGGAACGTATGGAAAAAACTACTATATTGCCTATAACAAACGTGTACGCAAGGGAAAACACGTAACAAGCTATTGTGTATGGAATCCTTGCAATAGTTACTGTGATGATGTAGAAGCCGTGGCGGATAATGGGAAAATCAGATAGAAAGAAGGTATGGAAATTATGAAAGATTATAGAACGATTATTGATAATGATACAGTAGAAATGTTTTGCACGACTTTAAATAATTACTTAGAAGATAGTTTTGAAGGTTGTATGCTGGATAACTATTTCTTTGATATTGGAAATAATAACATGAGATGGTGCAGAATCAAGCTAAGAAAGTACGTGATGATCTTAGAAAAGGGCTTAAATGAATGGTCAAGTGTTAATGAACTGTACATGACAGACAGCGAAAAGAAGTATAGAGAACTGTTAGATATGTACTATAAGGATCGTGAAGAGTATGAAAAAGAAGAAACGGCATAAGAAGGAAGTGTGGGACTATGAGAACAGAAATTAAAGAAGCGAAAACATATTATATTTCAGATGATGGAATTTATTATACAGACAAATGGGATTGTATCCAGCATGAAAATTGGATCAAAGAAGATGATAGAAGAATAAATCTACAAGAACGCTGGAATAAATTGATTAACTCTTTACCAATGAAGCAAGGCGAATGTCCAGTATATCAAGAAGCAAGTACAGATTATAAATATACATACGTTGCCATTAAAAACAAAGAAGAATTGGAAAAAATAAGTGATATGTACACAACGGCAAGCCCATATTATCACAAAATAGAGTATACAGATAATTTTCCAATGATTTTAGTTATGGAAACCGATACAGAACTTTATATGGTTAATCTTGAAAAAAGTCATGTGAGATTGTGTACATTAAATCATATTAAGAGTGAAACATTGTGGTATTGGAAAAGTTTAGGATACGACATAACAATTACAAAGAAAGATAACCAGGAGGAACGATAGAATGGAAATTTTAAAGAATAAAGTTAAATATTATGAAATTGCATTCGGTAGAAAATTTAATGAAAAATCAGAAAACCCATATGAAACAGATGATGGAATCCCTATCGTTCATGGGATGATTGATGCAGAATACAGCATAGCAATTAAAGCCGATCATTATCCATCTTTACAAGAAGCAGAAGTTTTTTGTAAAGAAGATATTGAAAATTTTGGATATGACGGGGTGTATGGTATAACGCCACTTACAGAACAAGAATTGCATAGTTTTTTTGATGATAGCAACGTTGATAACTGGAAAATTTTAAGTAAACAAGGAGAATAATTATGAAAATTTTAAAGATGACAAGAACAAACATGGTAGTGATACAGACAATCGAAAAGGAAGAACGAAACACTTTTGACATTGGAAAAATCAGAGTCGCAGCCTTACCACCGATTGCAAAGAAAGATCTTATCGCAGAACTTAAGTGTAAAGGCTTCTGCGATGGAATGATTCATACGGTTATGCAATGTAGGTTGGAAGATTTAAACGGCTACGTGAACGTGTGGAAGTATGTAGCGTATATCTTAGCGGTAGAACTAATGGAAAGATTATAAGAAATGATTAGGTTTAAATTTAAGGATCGTAACGGAAAGATTTTGTTCTATACGTTTGATTCAGTTAGTGAAGCTAGACATTTTGCAAAAGAAAACTTCTTGCATTTCTTGGGAATATGGATACGACTGTTTTAGAAAGAAGGTGGAAATTATGATAACAAGAAATACATATCCCGATGGTAGAACGGAAATTTTTTGTACAAATCCAGATGAATATTTGGATCTTAGTATTGAGTTTGATCTTGAAGATTGCGGAGCAAGTGGAAAATATTATGGATCTAGTTGGAGCCACGATGATAAGAACAATGTAGATGTTTATTTTAAATATAAAGAAGATTAGAAAGTAGGTGGAAAGAATGAGTCGCAGAACAACTATGGAATCATTAGCGTGTCACGTAGAACGCAAGTATCACACGTTATACTTTACGGAAAATCCTCCGAACGCTGGAATTGATGATAGCTTACATGGTTACAAATACTTCTTATTATTCAAGAACACGTTCGGAATTTTTCGGAAATACAGAACGCAAGAAGAAGCAATTAACGGCATGACGGAAATTTTAAAAGAAGATCCAGCTAATCTATTCAACTTCTCTGTATGCCGTACATAGTTTATTACATAGCCAATTAAAGGCTTTTACTGTCTGTAATGAAGCAGACTACACCATAACGGAAAGACTCGACTATTGAAGCTAATAGTTACGTTAAAATGAACGGAATGACTGTACTACTGATTGATGGTAGTGACGTATTGGAACGGAAAAACGGTGGCGTATGGTAATTTGCGATAGGTTCGATTCCTATCCCGTCGCTTTTCACGATGGAAATTATCGTGTATAATATAAGAGAACTGTTAATATTTTAAAGTCCTAAATAGGCAGAAAGAAGGAAATTATGTACGAGTTTAAAGAAATGATCTTGCCAGAACATTTTAACCATGCTTCATACGCTGGATTTTGCGTGAAGCCTGGAATGTTTTATGGAGTAGAAAAAGAAAGTGGAAAATTAGTTGCTACAACGGGCTGGAATATAAATGGATCAACAAACATTTACATACAGCATGAACCAAAATCAAAATGGAATAACGACTTATGGGAAGATCTTTATGATGATTATGGAAAACCTTTGATCACAATTGAAAAAAATGACTTGCAACGAATTAGTAGCAAGGTAAAAGAATTCCAGAGAACAGCAATGGATTTTGAAACGTGGGCAAATGTAAACGGATATACCGACGAATACTATGAAGATCTCACTAGAGAAGAAATGGATCAGATAGAATCAGCTTATGAATGGTATTACTTTATGGAATATCCAGAATTTGTGATCCAGCTTTTAAAAGAATTCTGGGCTATGGAAAAAAATGTTGAAATTTTAATGGAAGATGGCTGTACTAGAAAAGAAGCAGAAAAGCATTTAAACAATGGCACAGTTGTTTATACATTAGAAGATTTTACAGAAAATTTTGAATTTATGAAAAATTTTCATGAAGATGCAGATGAAATTGAAGCAGATAAGAAAATTAAGAAGATGTTAGAAACAAAAATTCCAATGGATGGGTATAGTTTTGTAAAGTACGATGAAAAAGAATGGTTAATTAGTTATTGTTTATAGAATAATGTGGTGGAAATTATGAAATCATATAAAGAGTACGAAAGAGAGTTTATTGGAGATAGTGATATTGCGGCTTTAATTTTTGTAGGCACAACAAAAGACGGATTGAAGGCGAATATCTTAAATTTTGGTTGTGATGGAAGATATAATGCTTATATTGTGGATGAGAATGCAAAGATCGGAGATCACTATACCTTAGAGATGGAATTTGAAACATCATCAGGATTCAGGGCATGGCTCAAAATCTATGACGATGTAGGATTGATGGCAGATTATAAGGCAGACAAAATTAGAGTATATCGTGCTGGAGATTTTGGTTGCATTATCCAGCTTATCAAATAATAACGGAAAATTTAATATAAGAACAAAGTAATCTAGGAAGATGCAGAAATGTATCTTCCTTTTTTAATGGAAAGATACGAGGTAAGAACGAATGAAAGTTAGTAAAGAAGAGTACGAAAGATTAGATTTTGAGGACTTTGTGGAAAAATTAAAACCACAATATGACACATTATGTAGCTTAGAAGATATGAAAAATGCTTGCGTTGATGCAGTTAACGTGATGGAAGTTAGCCTTGCAATTCATATCCTGGAGCCGATTGAAGAATACGGTGTATGGTATTACGACTACGATAGAGAAAAGGGTATGCAGTATGTACCGCAACCACTGTCACAGAAAGAAGATCTTGTAAAGGCTGGATACTTAGAACTGGTTGGATAATAAAATGCAGATTTGGAAGAAAGATATGAGGTGGAAATTATGAACAAATATAGAGATTATTATAGTGCAATCGTAAAAACAGAGAACGGACTGGATATTGATGTATTGGAATTAGTTAACTGCGAGCTAGAACGACAGCAATGCGGAAAACAGCCGATTATTGGAATGATTGCAAGTGACATTATTAATGAATTTAAGGAACACAAATTCACATGGCGTGACATCGTAGAAATCAACGGAAAATATTATGCAGAAGAATTTAGTATTAGCGGTATCATGGAAAACCCTGATGCGTATATACTTGATGATTTTTACACAGCGGTTGCAGAAAAATACAATGTAGATCTTACAAAAAATGAAATTAAAACATACATGATGGATAATATCACTTTTAACCCTACTGAATTAGAGTTTGGGGCAGAAGATTGCGGATGTTACATTGATGGAGAACCAGAATGGATTGACGTAGAAGAACAGGATGGAAGAATTATGAATACAGAAATAAGGCAGGAAATTATCGGAATCGTTATGTGTCACGGAGAGAACGACTATGGATACTGGGGAGGATTTTCCTTAACAGAGGAAGAGGAAGAACAGATTTACGAGATCCTGATGCGACATGATACAGAAGGATGCTCTATCAGAGGAACAAGAAACGACATTGCAAACGAGATTAAAGAATAGGAGAGTGATTAGTTATGGAAAATAACGAAGTAAAAAGAATTGCAAACATCTTATTCAATATGTCTTTGGGAATGGACTATGACACGTTCGTAGATGATTGTAAAGAAGATATGAAAATGTTAACTGAAAGCGTTGGAAATTTATCTAAGGCAATCGGAAATTTATCTAAGGAAGATGATCTGTTGTTTCATGTGTTACAGAATATTGCAGACAACAACGAAGAAATGGAAAATAAATTGGTCAACGTAGATGGATCTATTTGCAGATAGGAGATGGAAATTATGAATGATAAAAAGTACGTTACAGAAATTATGATGGCAATAAGATTTAAATATAGACAGTCGTCTTACAATTTATCTGATTTAACTAAAAGTTGGAAAATGTTAATTTGGAGTTGATGCAAGCAGAAAACTATACAAAAGAAATGTCATATAAACAGTATAAAAGATTAAAAGAAGAAGCAGAAGAATTAACAGAAGCAATTCGTATTGAAACGATTGCTCGTAATGTTTGGGATGACGCAAGAGAAGTTTGTATAAATGTTGTTGATGATGAAAATTAAATGTCAATTTTATTAAAATAATATTGTGTAAAAAGTGTGTAAAACATTATTGACATTGTGTAGATATTGTGTATAATATAAGTAAGCAAAGGAGACAATACAATGAAGCAGAAAGATTTAATCAAGAAGCTTAAAGCAGGCGGATTTATCTTCGATAGGCATGGTAGTAACCATGATATCTACACCAAAGGAGATATATCAGAATCAGTTCCACGGCACAAGGAAGTTGATGAAAGACTTGCTAGAGGTATTCTAAGAAGGAATGGGCTGTTATAAAACAGCCTATCCTTGGAAAATCTTATTTGCAATCATATATAAGAATAGAGGTGAAAATATGAAAGCAGTATATCCTGTATTATTTACAAAAACCGACGACGGAAAATATTTAATTGAGGCACCAGATTTAAATGTATTAACGGAAGGAAAAGATATGTCAGATGCTATTAAAATGGCACGAGACGCAATGGAATTAACTTGTGTTTCTATGGAAGATAGAGAGGTGGAAATTCCTAAACCAACAAATATTACAGATATCGATATTGCGAAAAGCACATTTTTTGATGAAGGAGAAACTATTATTTCATTGGTTGATATTGATTCAACAGAATATCGAAGAAAAATTGATACAAAATCTGTAAGAAGAAATGTTGCATTACCTAGTTGGTTAAATTATGAAGCAGAACATTCTGGAATTAATGTTTCTAAAGTGTTACAAGATGCACTTATTCAAGTATTGAATGTTACTGATAGACCAAATTATAATAAATAATATATATAAAAACGATTAATTTATTGTCAATAGGCACTTTTAATAGTGCCTATTTTTTAGCAAAGGAGAGTAAAATTATGCCATTGGTTTTATTATTAATAATTATATTTATCGTTCCAGAGGATAGTTTGGAATATATGTTAGGAGCTATCTTAGGTGGTGGCTATGGAATTTTAATGGTTATAGCACTTGTTGCTATTCTGTATGGAATTTATAAGTTCTTTTCCGATCTTTGGAACGGAAGATAGAATGGAAAATATCATTTGATATGAATCATTCTGACACACCAGAAATTGATGAACTAGAATTAGAGTGAATACAAATTAATATAGGTAACTAGGACACTTATGGAAAATTCCAGAGTGTCTTTTTTAATACAAATTTTTACATAAGAAAGGTGGAATTGATTATGAATCTACACGAAATGGAAATCCCTTGCGATCCAATTTTGGATAAAACAAAGAGAGATGAACTGGTGCAAAACACAGAGCTTTTGAAACAGGTTACGATCAAGCCGATTCCGTGGCTTCCTGGACGAGATTATATCACTACAGAACAGGTAGCACGATTCTTTGATGGAGATGTAGATGAAGTCAAGAGGTTGTGTACGAAGTATCGTAAAGAATTTTTGGAAGATGGAATGGAAGTTAAAACAGTGCAGGAGATCATTGATGGTCAGAACGCAACAGCGGAAAAACAAAAGGGAAGAATTATGGTAACGTATCCGAACGGATTGAATATCTCATTCGGTTATAAAGGTGCTAAGGTGTTTACTCTTAAATGCTTGATCAGATTATCTTTGCTGATGGAAACTTCAAAGCTTGCCGAGAGCGTAAGATATTATGTTTTTATCAACGATTATATAATGATAGAAGAACAGAGAGAACAAGAACAGGTAGAGGCAGGCGTGCAGCTTGTTGACACAACGGAAATTTTAGGCAGACGAATTGATCTGTATAGAAGTATTGAGAATCCGTTATTCTTAGCTAAAGATGTAGCAGAGTGGATTGATTATGCAAGGACAGACAATGGGAAATATTATGATGTTTCAAAAATGTTGCAATCTATTGATAAAGAGGAAACATATAAGACCAAAATTTTAGCTACGAACATTATTCGTGACAAAAATTTAAGTAAAAAAACTATACCTACTGATTCAAATGGAAAGAGTCGTGATCCGTTCTTATTCCTCACAGAAGATGGACTTTATGAAGTGTGTATGCAGTCACGCAAGCCGATTGCAAAGCAGATGAAGAAACAGATTAAAGAATATCTTAAAAACATTCGTAAGACAGGCGGTGCAGTTGACTTTGGAAAAGAATCACAGTTTATTGAACACTATTTTCCATCATTCTCTGAAGATGTCAAGCTTGCTATGGTAACCGATCTGCGGACACAGAACAAGGAACTCAAAGAAGAGAATCAGAAGTTGCAGAATGATAATAAGCTATTGGCAGCGGAAATTTTGACGTGGGATGATCGCAATAAGATGAACGCTGGGATTAGGAAGTTGGCTGCGGTTACAGGGACGCAATTCTCTGTTATGTGGAACGAGCTGTATAAGAACTTACAGTATAAATATCAGATTGATGTTAAGAAACGTGGAAAGAAACCATTTCTACAGTGGATTCAAGAACATGAATGGGATAAGGTACTGAAAGTCTTTTGTGCAATGTGTGAAGCTAGAAACCTATCTCCAACAGATATGTTCCAACAGACAGCACCAGTGGAAAACTTATATGATAATGAAGAAAGTGAGGATGATGAAGTATGGAATTAGAACAGATTATTCGGTATTCAGATGTATTTGTAGGAGTAATGATTACATTCAAAGTCATAGTTATGATTGCAAATGAATTTTTGATATTAATTAATGGAAAATATCCTACAATAGCTTATAAGAAGTATACAAACTTATTAGAGGATATAATAAATGTTATTGATAAACCAACTACTATTATTTTATGGACTTGGTTTATTATGAAAATAGGAACGGCATTTATTTTATAATTCCATATAATAATTTTGGCAAAGAACCGAACGGAAGGTTCTTTTTATTTTACGGAAATATTTGACAGGAACCGATTTGGCAGGTCGGTTCTTTGTCAAATTTATTATACACAAACTAATAACTAACTAAACATATAATTGTTAATAGATAAGGTGTTGATTACATAGAGAACTAATAGGAATAGAATAGGTTTCTATTAGGATTGGCACACTAATAGTTGGAATTAAATGTTGATTTTATTCCTATTGGTTTACGGAATACAGTTATACAAAAATAATGAGTGTAGAGAAAAATGAGACAGTTTAGAAAGGAAGATGAAGAATGAACATACAGTTAGTAAAAACGGAAAATTTTAACGATATAACGTGTGATTTTTATAGTGCTGACGATCAGTTGTGGATGAGCAGGCAACAGATTGGACTTGCATTAGAATATAAAGATCCTAGAGTCGCCATTGCAAAAATTCACGATGCTAATAAAGAAAGACTAGATAGAGATTCAGTTGTTACCAAATTGGAAACAACTGATGGAAAATCTTATTCTAGTTATATCTATAATGAACGTGGCATTTATGAAATTTGTAGAAGAAGTAGACAGCCCAAAGCTGATGCCTTTATGGATTGGGTATGGGATGTGATTGGAGCTTATCGTCATGGAAAATTAAGAACAGGCACTCCTGTAACAACAGTGGAGCAATTTTTTACAGAGCAGACAGAACTTATGAAGCAGATGGAAAGAAACAATGAACGCCTGTATAAGGTTACTATCAAGGGATTTAATCAGCTGGCAGATATTGTTAAAGAAATGAAAGCCGAACGGAAAGAACTGTATAAGCAGATCGGTAAACCTACGAAAGATATTCCAGTAGTAGATACGGAAAGCGTTATTGCAGAATACAAACTTAATGAATGGAAATCTAATGTCTACTCTATCATTGATGATATTCTAAAAGAATCTGACGAACTAGGAACCACTACTAGAGATATTCTTAGAGAGGCATACAGGTATCTTACCAACACATATGGGATTGTGTGGGAGCAGGATCGAAAAGAATACAAAGAGAAGTATAATATCGGGGAAAGAGGTAATGTACCAACGATTGATCTTTGCTATGACAAATATCCTGACCTATTGGTTAATTCATTGGAAAAACTTCTGCGACAGTTCCGAAAAGAGAACGCACAGCCTGATTGGGATGAAATGAAGATTAAGATTACCAATTATGCTAATCACATTGGAAATAAATCTAAAGGTGGAACTTCTGTTTATCGGAAAATCTATAATAAGATGACAGAGAATGGCGTTAACTGGGATGAATATGCTCATGGACTGTCTAAATCTCAGCTTATTAAAACAAATGCAACTTTATACAACAGATTTTACGAAGCTGCGGTGGAAATTATTTCAGAAGAATAAGGAGTGTGATATAATTATGAAACAAAACAGAAAAGGAGCTGTCTCGGATGGATAAATTAGAAAAGAGAAAAGAAGAAGCTAAAGAATATAGGAAATTAGTTGATAAATGTTTAGCTTTAATGGATAAATATGTTGGAGTAACATTTGGAATTCCTGTATGGGTAGATCGTGGCTCTCATACACTAGAATTTAAAAAGAATGGAACTGATGAATGGAGACTCCTAACAAAAGAAGAAGTATCTAATATTATTGAAAAATATGAGATATTAGATTCTGTAGCAGCAAAGATTACAAAAGAAACCAATATGGGATATTGAAATGAAACAAATATTTGATCAGAAGGAATGAGAGTAAATGGAAGATAGATATATGTATGAAGATATGAGCAAAATTTTAAAAGATAGACAGATTGGAGATTTTAAATTGTCTCATTTTACAATAAGTAACCATGATGGATACGCCATGTGTCATGGAATTGCACCAGGAGATTATGTGAGATTAGAACATAGAGGAAGTGTCTTAATGTCTAATACACCAATGGAAAAAAGAACAAATGAAGATTTTGTAACAAATGCTCATGGGAAAGTTCTTATTGGTGGACTTGGAATTGGCTTGATTTTACTTGCGATTCAAGATGATCCAATGGTAGATAAGATAACTGTAGTGGAAAAGAATCAGGAAGTTATTGATTTGGTAGCAAGTCAGTTGCCATTGAGTAATAAGGTAGAAATCATCTGTGCAGATGTATATAATTATGTCCCAGAAGATTTTTATAATACAATTTATATGGATATTTGGAGCTTTATCAACGAAGATATTTGTTATAATGAAATGTATCCACTCATGGATAAATACGAACAATATTTAGATATTAATGATGAAGATAGATATCTTGATTGTTGGTGTAGATATGAGGTAGAACATGGTATTAGAATTTAGAAATTGAGGTGATAAAAATGGAAATATTAACATTAAAGGGTATTGGAAAGTCCAAATTGTTAACACGATTATTAATGCAATGCCCATCAGAAAATTGTTTGATTACAGTTATCCAACTTGCATTGTAATCTGCGAAGAATAAAATGAAACTTTGATAGAAAGGAAAGTGGTAAGTATGGCTAAATATGAAGGTACTTACGCTTGTGGGCATGATGGCGTAGTAAATGTGATTGGAAAAATGAGTGAAAGACAGAGAAAAGCTGACTATGCTTTTTCTCATTTATGTCCGAAATGTGCAAAAGAAGAAAAAGAAAGAAAAATTGCAGAAGAAAACAAAAAGTCTAAAGAACTATCAGAAGAATACGGATTTCCAAACCTAACAGGAACGGAAAAACAAGTAGCATGGGGTAATACCATTCGATTGGGTTTTTACAATGAGTTTGAAAACGACAGAACGGCACAGTCTATTATTGAGAATGAAACGACAGCTTCTTTTTGGTTAGACTTAGACCGATTTATTAGTAAACAAGATTTTCTGCGAAAATATAAACGAACTAAGATGGAGAAAGAACGTCGAGAAAGAATCATTAGTATTGATGCTGTGGCACCAGAAAGATTAGAACATGAAGGTGTTGTGGAAATTGTTAAAAAACTTGATAAAATATGCCTGTTTTACCTGAAAGATCAGGACTTCATCAATTTGGTTAAATCAAAAGATTATAGATGGAATGAAGATGATTGTTGTTGGTGTCGTTGTCTGACCGAGAAAAGCGGAAATTATGCTGATAGAGTAGCAGAAATTGGACATGGCTTATTGCAGAATGGATTTGCAATTTGTATTCACGATAGCGAAATTACAGAAATGGCAATCAGTGGAAACTATAAAAAAGAAAACACTCGTTGGATTAATTACGATTCAGAAGATAAAGTTCTAACGTTGCGTTGGAGCGCAAGGAGTAATGAAATTTACAATGCTGCAAGGAAAATTATGAATAATCGGTATAGTCGGGATAAAGGGTGCGTGGAAGTACCTATAGCCAATTACAGGTCTGTAAATAACTTTGCGAAAAAGTATGATTTTTGTTATACTGAAAATGCACTTGATGCTATCGAACAGTATAAAAAAGAAGTCAGAGAAATGAGAAGGGTTAAGGTGGACAAGTAATGGAATATATTAATCATTATACTCTGTTGACAGGGCATATGAGAAAATCTTATTCAGAGGAAATCAGTAGTGAAATAAGAACTAGAATGAGAGAGCTTATTGAATTTGATAGGAATGTATCATCTAATTACACAGTACCGTTTATGGATGGAACTAAATTGCATATTACTGCGGATGGAGCTTTCTATTGCGCAGAAGTTATATTAGAGGCTGAAGGCGAAAATATTGTATTGCTGACAACAGTAGGATGCAAAGATAGAAGCGGATTATCCCTTGCAATGAAATCAATAGAGTGTGCTTACAAAGATTTGTTTGGAAAATCCTTGGGTGAATATCATCCTGAATTGCCATTTATTGTGGATATTCCAACGCCATTTTGTACCATAATTTCAAACTGGTCAGGAGATTTTTGCAGAACCTTAGCATGGTCGGTTTTTGATGACAAAGATGATCAGACAGCAGAGGAAGAAGTAGAAACAAATACAATTCGTAGAAGTGTAGCAGATCTTCATGGAGTAAAGAAAGATAATTACGAAGGACTTCCAGAGGAATTAAAAGAATTCAATTATTACTTTGTGGATTGTGGACATTCTATTCTTGCAATTCCAGAATGTAAGTTAGACGAAGCAATTAAAGATGGAGATTTGGATATGTTTGAATGTCCATTTCCTGTTAAATATGTGCTTGAAAAAGGATATAGAATGTATAAAGATCATGTAGTTTGCGAGGCAGAATATCATCCTGCATTTGGGTTAATAATTGATGAAGAATGGGATGAATTTTAGAGTAACTTAATAAGATGAAATAAATTAAAGCATATCATTTTTTGGTATGCTTTAAAAATACAAATAAAAATATAGGAAAGAAGAGGAAATAAATGGAAAAAAATATTAGGAAAGAAGGAGATTATATAATATCAGAAGATGTTCTTGGAACATCATATAAACACCCATCATTTGGAATGTTATCATTCAATCGTACTCATGGCGGGCATAGCAATTTATTTGGCAGTAGCATTCAGCATAACGATACAATCCATATGGTATTAAAGGAAGGTGTGGTTATAAGGGGACTCAATGATGATAGGTATGTTGGAGAAGATGAGATTCTGGAAGTAGAAATGTCGCAATCACAATTTGCGGAATTAATTACTTCTATGAATGTTGGAACAGGTATTCCATGTACTATTAAATATTTACGTGGTAAAGGACGTATTAACGAAGCGGATTTTATCAATAAAAGACAGCAGATAACAAATGAATTTAAAGAGTCTATGAACGAGCGTATGAGCGATGCAAAAGAATTTTATGATGAAGTCAAGGAGCTTTTTACTACGAAGAAATCTATTGGAAAAGGCGATCGAGAAATGATCCTGAGAAGACTTGCCAACGTGACTCAAGGTATTGAATCTAGTTCAAAATTTATCTTTGATCAATTCCAAAATCAGATAGACAAAACAATTACAGAAGCTAAAGGAGAAATCGAGGCTTTTGCACAGAATAAAATTAATGCAATAGCCCAACAAGCTCTTGTAGAACAGAAAGAAGATATTTTAAAATTAGAGAATCCTGTTGATGTAAATCATATGGAACTTGATGAAGAATAAAACGAAAATTTGATAGGTGGTGGTACGAATGGTGGATTGGGATCAACATAAATGTATAAAGGAGCGTTCCCTGCACATTTGACTAGGTTGCTAGTGGAAATTTCTAATTGCTGGGTAGAATCTATGTCTGAAAAATAATGTATATTATAGGAGATGATAAGAATGGAAAGTATTTATAAAAGAAGGGCAGATAGTGACTTGATTGTGGAATACAAACAATTTGAAAATAAAATGAAAAATGGTAAATTAACTGTACACGAACAAAGAATGTATGTTACATTACTATCTGAAATTTCTGATCGTTGGATAAAACAGAATGAAATTGAAAGAGGTGCTAAATGAGAAAACCAATAACAAAATGTCCGCACTGCGGAAGTGATCGTGGAATGGCTGTTAGGTTTAAAGCTACTGGAACCGATATATATAGTTTTGATGGACATTTTCAAGATGAAGAAATTATTGAATACTGTACATATAATAAATGTATGACATGCTGTGACTGTGGTAAACGTATAATGAGTTATGATGAATTTATGACACATTATGCAATCGATGAATTAACAGGTAAGCATTTAAAACAGTGAAAGGAGAATTTTATCTCCACATATAGATGGGAGTGATGCCATGAGTAATACAGGATGGATTAAACTCCATCGGAAAATTACAGATCACTGGTTATGGGAAGATAAACCATTTGCCAGAGGGCAAGCAATGATTGACTTACTGATTCTCGCAGGCTATAATGATCAATCGAAATACATTGATGGAAATTTAGAAACAGTTGAGCGAGGATCGGTAGTTACTTCGATCAGAAGATTGTGTGATCGATGGGGATGGAGCAATTCAAAAGTTGTCAAATTTTTAAAGACACTGGAAAACGACAGTATCATACATGTAAAAAGCGACACTAAAAAGACAGTCATAACCATAGTAAATTACAGTGTTTATCAAGGTTTTGTAGACGAAAAAACTACACAGAAACGACACCAAAACGACGCAGAAGCGACACATAAAAAGAAAGTAAAGAATAATAATAAATATAATAATAATATAAAGCGATTCACACCGCCTGATTGCGAGCAAGTCTCCAGATATTGCCAACAAAGACGAAATGGAATTAATCCAGAAGAGTTTGTGGATTATTACACAGCCAAAGATTGGATGATGGGCAATAGCAAGATGACAGACTGGAAGGCAGCAGTACGAAACTGGGAACGGAATCAGGCTAAGAAGAACGCTAAACAAAAGCCAAAGGTAACGAACCTTGCACACTTGGAATGTGATCGTGATTATGATTTTGGTGCGTTGGAAAGACAGTTGTTTGAGAAGCAGATGACAGGATAAGTTTGACGAAAGGATGGAAAAATGTCAGAAAATATTTATATTCACTACGGAAGTGATAAGTTTGAGAAAGAGTTGTTTATGTCAATTGTGAACAGAAACATGATTAACAAACCATTTGGAGGTTTATGGGCATCGGATATAAAGGCGGATCAGCCGTGGGAGAAATGGTGTATTGATAATGATTTTAGAATTGATAAACTAGACAAAAACTTTAAATTTACATTGGATGATTCGGCAAATATTGTTGAATGGACAGCGAAAGCCGATTTAAAGCAGGTTCCAACGCAAGATCTATCGGGATATCTCCCAGAATATTTATTTGATACAATGGGCGTTGTTCCAGATTTTGAGAAGATGGTCGAAGATGGAGTTGATGCAATTAAGCTTAATTTATCCAAAGGTGATTATGAGTTATATTATGAGCTTTACGGTTGGGATTGTGATAGTATTCTGATCATGAATCCTGATATTATTAGACCATTGTAGAAATTAAATAACAGAATGAGATTGAGAAGCTTATGGGCTTCTTTTTATTTTGCCTAAATTTAGAGAATAGGAGTGAGAATTATGGAATTAATCGAAGTAGAAATTAGACCAGAAGTACGTGAGCAGTGCAATAATTAGAGAGGAGAGATTATCATGGCAGCAACACAGTTTGAAGTTATTGAAACAGTAAACAATAATAACGCAGAAGAATCTGAAACAAAGATTAAAAGACGTAAGGATGGAAGTCCTAAATGGACTCGATCTAACAAACAAAAAGGCGTATCATCTTTAGTGTATCCGATTAAGAATCCAGAGAAGTTTAAGGCTTTCTGTGATTATTTTTTTGAGCAGATTGATTCTGTGTATACGGATTATAAGAAATATGTTGCTGCTAGAAACTATCTTCTAGTATGCATTGGAAACAATACAGCCTATCGTATTTCTGATATCGTCAGACTTAAATGGTGTGATTTGTTAGGAGATAATGATCGTGTGAGAAAGCAAGAGAAAAAAACAAAGAAGTTCAGAACTGTATTTTTCAATGATATTGTCAAAGAGGCAGTAGAGATTTTCTTTGATGCAATTGCAGGAACAAGGTATGATATTAGAGTTGATAGAGAAATTCCAATGGATAATTATATTTTCTGCACATGTAAGTCAGGATCAGATGGACATATGACAGAAGCTAATGCCTTAGATTTTGTGAAAAAGGGAGCAAGAGCAGTAGGTATTGAAGATAACGTAGGAACTCATACATTGCGAAAAAACTTTGTTTACTGGACTCTTGTAACACACAAGAATGATCAGAACGTACTGTATGAGTTAATGCGATTGATGAACCATAGCAACCCAGCTATGACATTTTTGTACGCAACAATTACCGAGGAAGAAACACATGAGTTATTCTGCGACATTTCTGATACGTACAAGGATATTATTAAAGGCATTTTTAATGGAAAGAATAAGAATCTTGTGACAGCAAGCAAAGACTACATCTTAGATTTGATTAAATGTGCTTATGATATGGGGCAGCAAGATGCAAATGAACAAGATTATAACGTGCATATGGATAATTTAGAAACATTGGAAGAATTATTGAATGAGATTATTAAGTAAGAAGAGGTGATAAGATGATTAATAAAGCAGAGATAAAGGATGTATATAACGAAGCATTGGAAAAATCTCAACAAAGTTATGAATTACAATTACAACAACGGCTAGAGAATTATATCCGAGACAATAATACATTTACCATAGAGGAGTTGATTGATCGTTTTCATGATAAAAGATATTCAGTTTCATATACAAGATCCATCATTATGTCTATCTTGAATATTTTTTATGTTGGAATACGTGAAGTCTCTGATACAGATGTTATTGTGAAATTTCAAAATAAAACCGTACAGGAATTTTGTGATAATTTCGATTTTAAATACAAGCCAACATTGGTCAGCGTATATTCTGATTGTATTAATTTTGCAAACGATGATATTTTTTCTCAAGAAATTATTGAGACTTATAATAAGTTGTTACAGAAAAAAGATAAAATAGAGCAAAAAATTAAAGATCAATTACTTAATGCAGCAGAACGTCTTGATAGGGTGTGCGTAATAAATCTAACAGACATTATGATTCCTAAAAATACAAAAGTAACAGATTTTATGTTTCTAGTTGTATATAATTATATAGTTCGATCAATATTTATAGAATCTCAATTATTATTTGAAATGATATCAAATGAAGAAGATAATTGGATTAGATATAAGTCTGGAAATTCAAAAACAATACGATATGACGATTATAGATACAAGGTTAGAGGATATTGTTAGGAGGTAGTATTATGATTTATGTAACAGGAGACACACATGGGGATTGGATGACTCGATTAAACAGTCATTCTTTCCCAGAAGGAGTAGAGTTAACTAAAGATGATTACGTGATCATTTGCGGAGATTTTGGATTGTGGAATGACACAAAAGAAGAACGACATAATCTGGAATGGTTGGACAATAAACCATTTACTACTTTGTTTGTATGTGGGAACCATGAAAATTATGATCGGCTGTACGAATATCCTGTAGAAGAATGGAATGGAGGAAAGATTCACAAGATTCGTGATTCTATCTTCCATCTCATGCGAGGACAGGTATTTGATATCCAGGAAAAGAGATTCTTCACATTTGGTGGAGCTAGTTCTCATGACGTTCAGGATGGGATTTTAGAGCCAGACGATCCAAGAATTAGTGAGTGGTACAGAGATTATGACAAAATGTTTAGGATTAATCATGTGAGCTGGTGGAAAGAGGAGTTGCCTTCAGAAGAAGAAATGACAGAAGGTATGATGAATCTGAAGCAGAATGGATCGCAAGTGGATTATATAATTACACATAGTCCATACACATCTGCATTACGTCAAATGGATCAAGGATCAGGAGTGTATAAAACAGATATATTGACGGATTATTTGCAAGAGATTAAAGAATCTGTTGAATATAAAAAGTGGTTCTTTGGACATATGCATGTGAACCAGAACTTTCCAGGAGATAATGCAATTGCAATTTACGAACAAATTATTAGGATTTTATAGGAGAATTTTGTATGAAGATAAATACGATTAGACAAAATAAGGAAGAAAAGAAAGCAAACCAGAATCTTATGTGGATTTCAGCAGAGATTCCACCATTAAAACCAGATAATGCATCACGTTACATGAGGTATAAAACATATCCTGTTATTGTGGATTACCAATATAATGATGGATGTGTGGGCGAAGTGCTTGATTTCTGTGACTATGATTTTGAAGAAAAGAAATGGAAACTGGATAATCCTCATAAAGTTAGACAGTATTTCCCACTTCCAAGTAAGCACAAAGTAAAGTGTTCGAACAAAAAGAGAACATTTGTTCGAAAAATATCTTGATTTTGTTCTATAGTAGCATTATAATAAGAAATGTAGAGATTCTTTGTTCACAATAAAAATTAACTTTCTTTCTTGCACCTATTGACAGGGTGCAAAAAGTATGGTATATTTAATTCATGAAAATAAAAAATGCAACTGAGGAAAGTTGAGGGACGTAAAATGAACGGATATACTAACAAAGAAAGAAAAGGAAACGATAACAGAAAAAGAAAAGAATATGTATATGGTAAATATCAAAATCCTCAAGTTTGGGGAATATATTTTGCAGATTTGCCGAAAATCGAAGGTAGCCATATCTTGCATGGGAAAAGACCAGTTATTGTCTATTCTAATAATATTTGTAACAATACGAGCACAGAGATTAACGTGTATCCAATTACAAAAAAATTAAGGAACTGGATACCGACACATGTGACCATTTATCCAAATACCAGTAATGGATTAAAAATGGTATCACAAGTGTATTTAGAGCAAGGAAGAACAATTCCAAAGAATAATCTTTTAGAGTATTGGGGAAGAATATCTGATCTATCTTTAATGTTAAAAATAGGGCATGGCATTTTAATACAAAACGGCATGTTATCGTACATGAATGCAATGGCATCCTAGAAATGGAGAATATTATGAATAATAAAGAATTGATACAAAATTATATAGATTCTCACGTATCAGAATCACGTCGCCCAACATGGAATTGGTTATTAGATTCTGATATTGCGGATGACAATGAATCTGGGTTAACGTATGCACCAGGTACAATCCAAGAGGCTATATTATCAGATACTAGAGGTAAAAAAACCAAAAGTATGAATTCTATTAAAAAAAGATATGACCAGCTCGTTAAACTATATACTTATGCATATGAACAAAATTACATTAAATATAATCCATTTGTTAATGATAAATTTATAAACTTGCAATTAGCAGTTGATATATATTTTTCAAATAGAGTTAATGTTAATTATGTTACACCAGATAAAATAAATGCGTTTATTTCGAATCTGATGTCGTGCAATGCATCAGCCGATACCAAATTGAATACTAGATTTCATATTGTGAGTTTATATAATGGGATAAATGGAAAGGAGTTAAGAAATCTAAAATTCTCAGATATTAATCAAAATGATTTAACAATTTTTGGGAAACCAGTCTCCAAAGATTTTATCGAGACATTGAATGAATATAAATTGAAAATGGGAGATACGAATATATATGATGATTTTGTATTAATCCCACGAAAAAAATGTAATAATATAGAAGAATATCAAGCAGAGCAAAAGAGGATATATAATAATGTGCAGTCTCAATTAGAATTAACTGGTAACACTTTATCTTATGAGAAATTGACAACCATTGATGTTATTAATTCTGGTTTTATACAATATTTAAAATCTAAAATGGATATCAAGGCAATTGCAGATTTGTATTATATTAAATCAAAAGAAGGAATCGCACGATCTGTAATCGCACGTCAATTTAGTGAAATTGCAATTAAATTTTATTATAATTATTATATATCATATAGATTAAAAAAGAAACAATTTAGTGATCGTCAAACTGTAATTGGTAAAACTATTGGTTATTTATATAAAGATGAGGACTATAAGAATTATCGTGCACATCAAATCATGGCAGAATAAAGGAAGGTATATGTATGGACAATCAAATATTAGAAATGTTAGCAGCGAATCAATCAAATCAAATGCATATTGATGTACTTGATTTACACTCATCAGAAATGTCATCGTGGTTTCTGAGCGAATATAAGATTCGAGCAGATGATAGAAAGATGAAGATCTATGGCAAAGATAAAGATCTTTCATATCATTGGATCGAATTTATTCAAGATGAGAATTTGTTCTCTCATATTAGGCAGGACGACATATTTGACATAATCAAATGCCTGCAATTTACATACAAAGAGAGATACAATGTTGGCATAAAAATACAGACAATAAAAAAGAAAGCAGAAGTCTTTGGTAAAACTTCTACTTTCACACAAATTGAAAATTCTAACTAAACAAATAATAAATAACAAAAAAAGATTTTTTTGAATCTACCGTGTTGGCAGCACGATAGAAAATCGAATTTGATATTTAGAATTGTTTAATCTGAAAGGATAATAATATCCTTAAAATCATTATAACAATTCTAAACATGTTCGTCAACATGAAAATTTTTCCAAAAAACTACAATTAAATACAGGAGTGATGTATGAAATACATAATTACGAATGAAAAGTTCTATGTGAAAAGAGATCATGCAAGAAATAAATACGTTCGTGATAATCGTAAGTCTGAAGCTACTCAGTTTACCTCCAAGCAAGCAAAGCACATTTTAGGTTTGAAGCATAAATATACGTGGATGAAAGACGGATTTCATGCCAGAGAAATTGAGCTAGGTAAAGTTGGAAAACCTATGGAATCTAGTGAAATAATGCGTAAAGGTAATGGAAATTGCTTTATGGATTGGGAATGTGATAATACATTGATCGACAATATAGAGACTGAGGAAAGAGCTATAGTAGGGCTTTTAGCATATGACTCAGATCAATTAGGAGAAAAGAAATTTGAGTTAGAACAGGCATTATCATATGCCGATTCTGCCAGAAGTGATATTCTTCATGCAATTGAGTTTAAAAAGATTGATGCTGCGAGACGTGCCGTGATTGTTGGGTATCTTAAAACCTTACAAGAATTGCATAGAAAGATCAAGAATTGTATTCGATACATAGAAGTGATGCAGAATTGCATGGATAATCAGAAAGATATATGTACTTTGAAGAAAGAATTAAAAGATGCAGAACATAAGTCGTATGTCGGTAGAACAAAGTATTATGAGCTGATCCAGAATATAATCGGGTAGAGTTTCTTCCTTATTATATATGATGACTCGCACAGGCATTTGTGCAAAATTGAAATGTAAAATTATAACTTAGGAGGCATTTAATGACAGAAGAAAAGAATATGGTTAATGAAGGGTTAAACACTTTGGTGTTCAACAATGATGAATTTGGAAATGTAAGAACGGTAATCTTAAATAATAACCCGTGGTTCGTAGGGAAAGATGTAGCTGAGTGTCTTGGTTATACAAATTCGAAGAAAGCAATTCGAGATCATGTTGACGATGAAGATAAAATTATGGGGGAACGAAACGTTACCCCATCTATAACAGACAAATTAGGGAGAGTTCAATACCCAGTGTTTATTAATGAGTCAGGTTTATACGCTTTGATTTTTGGAAGTAAACTTGATAAGGCAAAAGAATTTAAGCATTGGGTTACATCCGAGGTTCTTCCGCAGATTCGTAAGACGGGCGGATATATTCCAATTGAAAAAGATGATGATGATTTAACTATCATGGCGAAAGCATTGAATATTATGCAAAACACTTTGGAGCAAAAGGATGAACTATTAGCCCAGAAAGAAGAAGTTATCAGTAAACAGAAGCCACTTGTTGATTTTGCTAATACGGTCAGTGCCACACCAACAATGGTTGATATGAAAACAATGGCAAAGCTTCTTGAGAAAGAAAATCAAGATATTCATATGGGCAGAAACAAATTATTTGCGTGGTTAAGAAAAGAAGGGTATCTCATGTCAGATAATACCCCATATGAAAGATATGTTAAGCAGGGCATTTTCAAATTAACAGAAAGTGAAGTTGAAACTAAGAATGGAAACAAGTTGATTACCAAAACATATGTGACTGGCAAAGGGCAATTATACTTGGCAAAGAAATTAGCACAATACTTTGCCTCACAGAGTGCATCAGCTTAGAGAGGAGACAAAGAATGGAAGAAAATAAAACGGGCGTTTGGATACGGACTAAAAATGGACAAGAACTTAAATATAATTCACGTATGATGAAATTATTTGATGTAGGAGATATTGTCGAAGTAGATAATGATGATGTATATGCAAAATTTAAAATTGAGATTGTTGAATTAAAAAATGCTTCACGAATTGTTGCTACTTACACAATAAAACCTCAAGGTAAGATTATTAGAACAACACATCCTTGGCGATATGTTGCACTTCATGATGCTGAACCAATCGAAATGGATGTGTACATCAATGATAAGATATTGGTTATTGTTCCACCATGGTATAAAAAAGAACAGTATAGAAATCAGTGCATACGATCAACAGAAGCGAGCATTACTATAACAAGAAAGGAATCAGTAAGAACAATGAATGAAAATCTTGAGATTCAGACAGGTACGATTTCAGCCGACGAAATAAAGGTTGATACATTAACCCTACCGTCACGTTCAGAAATAAGAGTGTCTGATCTGTCACACTATCAGAAAAAACCAATTACTGCAACGTCAGAACCAATAAAGAATGAGGCTGGTGAGCTTTCAACCACAGGGAAATCATGGATGATACATGACGACCGTGGGTTGAGTCCTTATGCACCAACACATATTGATTGGAATGGTGAAATGAGTGCAACTTTAACATTTGCGCCAGAAAAATTGGATGAAATCATGAGTGAACTTACAGAAAACGAAGAGGAGAAAGAAATGTATACGAAGAATTTAAAAGAAATGATTAAGAAACCGATTTATGTTGATAAAGAAATTACAGTAAAAGAACCAATGTTAGACAATAACGGTAAACAGATTGAAAAAGATGGCGAACCAGTGTTTAAAGTAAAACATTATCATGGAATGGTTAAAATCTTATGGACTTCTGGAGCAGAAACTGTTGCGTATGTAGAAGGAAATGATGTGTATGACAGAGAAAACGGTTTCAAAACCTGTGTATTAAAATACCTTTGCGGCAACGCAGGTGCTCATGATGCAGTTGATTTTTGGACAAACAAATATGTGAAATATCCAAGTAGTTGCATTGAAGTGACAGAGAACCTGTGTAAATTAGAAGAGATCATGGAGAAGGATAAGTATAGAAAAGATGATCAGAAAGGTTTGCCTCATGCAAAATTCTTAAGAAGAATAGGTTTGCTTTCAGGTGGTTCTGTTGCGGGTAAACTGATTTACAAAAAATGTGATATGAAATATGTCAATGAATTCAAAAAACTTGCCAAGAAATATTTTCCAGAACTTAAGGGTAAAGAAATTTATGTGAATGGTAACAAGAACGATGAAATTTTTGTAGCAATTAAATAATACATAAAAAGGAGATAAATTATGTGCACACCAATGAATGAAAACTGGAGCAATTTTTTAAGCAAATTGTCAGGGCGTTTAAATAAGATGCTCGACTATGTAGAGAAAAACAATTCTACATTGTATGAAACTGATATTGATAAAGATGAGCTTTGGGAAGTATATTTGAACAGTTTCCCTGAAGGAACAAACAAAATGTATCGTAAACGACGAGAATATGACTGTGGTCATTGTCGAAACTTTATTAAAACAATCGGTGGAGCTGTGGCAATTGTTGACGGCAAGATTCATACAATCTGGGAGATCGACACAGATGATGTAGTATTTCAGCCAGTAGTTGATGCTTTAAGAACATATGTCGAATCAAAACCAATCAAAGATATTTGGAGACATTTTACAAATACAGTTGGAGTAAAAACGACAAATGAGTATACAGAGGATAAGCAGATTATCAAATGGACTCATATGTATACGCCAATTCCAGAGAGATTACTAGAAAGAAAATCCGATATTCCTACAGCAAAAGCAAAAGTGAGAGATCGAAAGAATGTGTTTAAAAGATCACTTGATGAAATCACAGAAGAAGCTGTTGATACAGTGTTAGAGCTGATCGCTTCAAATACTCTTTATAGAGGACAGGAGTGGGAAAGAGTCTTAAAGGACTTTAGAAAATATCAGCGAGAATACAATGGTTTATCCGATGAAGAAAAAGATACATATACATGGACAAAAGCCATGACCATCGGAGATGTAATTGGTCGTATTAGAAATCATAGCATCGGTACATTACTTGTGAATATCAGCGAAGGCATAGACTTAGATAATGCGGTTAAGGCTTATGAAAATGTTGTAGCTCCTGCGAATTACAAACGACCAAAGGCAATTTTTACAAAGAAAATGCTTGAGGATGCAAAGAAAACTGTGACTGATTTAGGATATATGGATTCATTACAGCGTAGATTTGCGAAACTTGATGATATTACAGTCAACAATATCCTGTTTTGTAATCGTGATGCAGCACCACGTATTCAGGGCGGTTTAGATATTTTCGATGAGATGAGTAAGGAAGTTGCTGTAAATCCTAAGAAGTTCTCTAAAGTCGAAGAAATCAGTGCAGAGAAATTCGTATCAGATGTTCTACCAACAGCAAAAGAATTAGAAGTTCTGTTTGAAAATCGTCACAAGAAGAATATGGTTTCGCTGATCGCACCTGTAAATAAAGATGCTAAGAATATGATGAAGTGGAGTAATCCTTTCAGTTGGGCATACACAGGAAATATGACAGATAGCGAAATGAAAGAACGAGTTAAGAACGCAGGCGGAGCTATCGATGGAGTTTTAAGATTTTCAATCCAGTGGAACGCAGGAAAAGACTGGAACAGAGATGATTTTGATGCACATTGTAAAACACCTTGTCAGCATATTTTCTTTAGCCATATGGTCGATTCTAAAACACAAGGCAGACTTGATGTTGATGTAACTGATCCAGTAAAGGGGAAACCTGCTGTAGAAAATATCACATGGGCGGATAAATCTGAAATGGTTGACGGAGATTATGAATTTTTCGTACACAATTATTGCCATAGCAACGGTACATCAGGATTTACAGCAGAGATTGAATTTGATGGTCAGATTTATGAATTTGAATACGATCAGCCTTTACGACAGGGACAGAACGTACCAGTAGCTACAGTTACATTAAAAGATGGAGTGTTCACAATCAAAGAAAAACTTCCATCAACAACATCTTCAAGAGAAATCTGGGGAATCAATACAAATCAGTTTGTGCCAGTAACAGTAATGTGTTATTCACCTAACTATTGGGACGAACAGACAGGTATTGGGCATAAACATTATCTGTTCATGTTAAACGGATGTGTGAATGAAGATACTCCAAATGGATTCTTCAATGAGTTTTTGAAGCAGGAATTAGTACAGCACAAGAGAGTATTCGAGGCTTTAGGAAGTAAAATGCATGTCGCAGATGATCCAAACCAGTTATCAGGAATTGGTTTCAGTTCTACAAAACGAGATGATGTGATCGTCAAAGTCAAAGGTGCAACAGAAAGAGTTCTTAAAATTAAATTTTAATATAAAGGAGATTGAATTATGACAACAGAAAACTTATTTGAAATGGCAACTAGAAACAAAATGAGATTCCCATCTACAAAAGGTGAGTTATCCGTAGAAGATTTATGGGATTTATCCGACAAAGATTTAGACGTAGTTTACAAAAATCTGAAAGACAAGGAAGTTAAATCTTCAGAAGAAAGTCTGTTGGATGATGCAAATGTTGATCCAAAATTAACGGCTGCGATTGGTATTGTGAAGTATATCTTTACAACAAAACGTAATGAGAGACTTGCTGAAAAGGAACGTATTAATAAGAAACTGACACAGAGAAAATATATTGATGCTCTTTCCAAGAAACAGGATGAGGCTATTGAGAAGATGTCAGAAGCAGAATTACGTGCAATGATTGATTCGTTAGAAGATTAAGATAATACACCTTCCCGTCAAATTTGACGGGTGGGTGCTTAAAGAAAGGAGACTGGAATGATTTATAAATTAGAATTAGGCGACTGGTCGGAAGATGGGCATAAAATATCAGAAAGTTTTTTATTTGATTGTAACTATGATATTCATAAAATTCGACAAGCGTATAAAGACAGTTGTAAAAAGCTAGGAGTAGCTTTTAATTACAATGAAGATTATACGGGTCTAGGTCTTGGTTATAGAAGTGAGAGACTGATTTGGACAGAGTATCAAGAATCAGAAATGAGCGAAACAGCATTTGAAATTTTAAATAATTCTGGGTGTTTTAAAGAGGTTGATTTCTATAAAGAAGATGGCGTGTATTATATTGAAGAAAGGAAAGATTGTGCAAAACTTATTATGAATTTTATCGCACTGTCTATGCCTGAAGATTTTCGATATAAGCTTGTCCAAGAGCCAAAAGTTGAATCGATTAATAGTTGGAATGATGAACTGAGACAGCACTTTGGGTATGGATTATTTGATTAATAAAACAGTAATTTAAAGGAAGGAAAATATGGAAGTTAAAGCAAAATGGATAGGTTGTGATTTTGCACATTGCGTTGGAGAATGGAAACTTTGTGTTGACGGTAAGGATGTTACCGATAAGATTCCAGAAGACTTACGCACAGAATCTATGAATACATATAAAAAATATGAGAGATGGTATTTCAAGGGTTGGGATGTAGAATGGGAATCGTATTATGACGGACTGAAACAAGATGAATGGATTGAGTCTAATAAATATTGGTTAGATAAAATTACAAAAGATATTGATGTTCAGCGCCAGATCTTCAAAGCAATCAATAAAGAGGATTTTCGCACTAATTCATGTGGCGGGTGTATTTAGTAACTAGGTTATAACATCTGTATATGGTGTTATGATAAATAAATTTTAAACAAAGGAGATATTTATGATTAACATGAATGGACTAACAGACAGGCAGGTATCGGATAATCGACGAATGTATGGTTCGAACAAGTTACCAGAACCACCAATGAAAACTTGGGTGGATTTCGCAGTAGATGCATTGAAAGATCCGACTTTAATGATTTTAATTGTAATTGCTGTATTACAGCTAGTACTTGCCGTAGCAGGAGTAATGAGTTTTTCGGAACCAATTGCAGTTTTAGTTGTACTTGCTCTCGCAACAACATTATCTGTCAAGACAGGGCTTGATTCTCAGAAATCAAAGGCTGATTTAAAAGCAGAAACATCAACGAGATATTGTGAAGTTATTAGAAATGGCAAGATTCAGACAATTAATACGGATGATATTGTAGTAGATGATATTGTTCTGGTTGGTATTGGACAGCAAATTTTTGCAGACGGATATATTATTGATGGCAAGATTACAGTTAATAATTCGGCAATCAATGGGGAAACAAAAGAAATCGAGAAAACTCCGATCGAGAATTTTAATTTTCATGCACGAGTAGATTCATCTACAGACGCATATGTGGATCAGAATTCATTATTTGCAGGCACACAGGTTATGTCTGGCGAAGGTAAGATGATTGTAACGCAGGTCGGTATCAATACAGTTAATGGAGATACACTTGTAAAGAGTCAGACATTAGAAGCTCCAGAAACAGCATTAGATATTGCGTTAGGAAACCTTGCAGCGTTCATCACAAAATGGGGATCTCTAGCAGCCACACTTACATTTATTGTCCTAGTTGCAACAGGCATTGTAAGTCTTGGTTTTGATAAATATTTTGATGGTGGAGTGCTAGAAATTCTTAAGAAGTTTGCTCAGAATTTATCTGTAGCAGTATCAATTGTGGTTGCAGCGGTTCCCGAAGGATTACCACTGATTATCGAATTAGTTACTAAACAGAATGTGAGTACAATGAAGAAGTTTAATATTCTTGCTAAGAATCCAAATAAGATTCCAGAACTTGCTTATGTAGATTTAATTTGTACAGATAAGACAGGAACACTTACAACAGGTGTAATGACACCAGAGAGAATCATTGATGGCGCAGGCAACGATATTACAAAGAATTGTAGTACATTTGAACCTTTAGTGAATAACATTTGCTTAAACAACAGTGCAGTATTTGATGATCATGGCAATATCACAGGCGGCAACTCTATTGACAGAGCAACCTTAAGTTTAATTCCTTATGATAGATATTATACGGTGTCTGGAATTGACGGGCTTGGGCAGAAGAATAAACAGGTTTTTAGTAGCTCTAATAAGTATTCTGCTTATGAATGCAAGAAAGGTCTTACATATTATAAGGGAGCACCTGAAAAATTAATTGCAAATTGCAAATATTATTACGATGGCAACGAAGTCAAAGAAATGACTAAAGAAGTCGTAAACAACATAAATAAGGCAATCAGTAATATGACTTCTCAGGCAATGCGTTGTATCGCACTAACAGAAAATATTGGATCTATCACAGAAAATCAGCTACCAGACAATATGACTCTTATCGGGGTTATTGGTGTGGTTGATCCTGTAAGAAAAGAAGTTCCAAATGCTGTAAAAATTGCACATAAGGCAGGCATTCAGATTATTGAAATTACAGGAGATTGCATTGAAACAGCCAAAGCTGTAGCAATCAAGAGTGGTATCTACGAAGAAAATGGTAAAGATATTGCTCTGACGGACAGTGAATTTGTCGCATTAAGTGATGACAAAGTAAAAGAACTTCTTCCAAACTTACGTGTGATCGCAAGATGTTCACCACAGACAAAGCTAAGATTAGTAACATTAGCACAGGAAGTTGGACGATCTGTAGCAATGACAGGTGATGGGGTAAATGATTCCGCTGCATTAAAGAAATCAGATGTTGGTTTTGGTATGCAGAGTGGTAGCGATGTAGCGAAAGAAGCTTCAGATATTATCCTGACAGATGATAACTTTGCTTCAATTGTAAAAGGCGTAGAGCTTGGACGAACATTTATGCACAACATTATGATGTTCCTAGAATTCCAGTTACCAATTAATATTGCATTATTGATTCTAAGTACAATTTATCCATTAGTTGCAACAGGAGCATTCTTAGCGTCAGTGCAGATTTTAATTATCAATATTATTATGGATTCTCTTAACTCATTATCATTTGGTGGAGAGCCACCAAAAGATGAATATATGTCCGAAGAACCTATAAAAAAAGGATCAGGATTATTTATTCGTGGAGCTAAACAGAGGATTGCTGTTACTACAGTAGGATTTATCGCATTATATGGAGTTTTAATCTTATCGCCAATTGCCAAGATGTTTGGTACGGATGAGTTAGGAATGACAGCAAGATTTACATTATTATGTTTTATGGCAGTATTTAATGGATTCAATATCAGAACAGATTCGTTCAACTTATTTAAAGGCATTGGTAAAAATAAGTTGTTCATTGAAATTGCAGTAGGAATTTTCGCATTCACAGTATTGTTGTGTAATGTAGCAAGTTCATTAGTAAATACAGTAGCATTAGATGTAACACATTGGTTTACAATTATCATTTTAGCGTTGATGATCGTACCTATTGATTTTTTACGCAAAGTGATTGTAAATAAACAGAAATAAAGGAGATATATGTATGGGATTATTTGACAAATTATTTGGGAAACAGCACAATTCACAGACTTCCGCATCAGTAGCAAGTACCACAATAGGCAACAGAGGAGTTTCGTCTCCTCAGAGTCCTACCAACTCAGCAGTAATTGATATGTCTAAATCAGCACAGAGCTTGAATAAAGTGTTAATTGATATGTCAAAAGATCGTAAGGTAAATATGGATAACCATATTGCCAGAGTTGCTTTAGCGATGGACTATTCAGGAAGTATGAGTAATTTATTTAGTAATGGTTCTGTTCAGGATGTTGTGACAAGATTGCTTCCAATTGCATTAAAATTTGATGATAATGGAGAGCTAGAATCATGGCTATTTTCAAATGGCTTTGACAGACTGGATGCAGTTACAATCAACAATTACAAGAATTATGTAAGAAAAGAAATGATGGGATCTCACATGAATATGGGTGGTACGAATTATGCACCAGTTCTTACAGACATGGTTCATTACTACAAAGATGTGGAGCCAAGTGATATTCCTGCATTCATTATTTTTATTACAGATGGAGAAAACTGGGATGCAAGTGAGACAGATGATATCGTAAGAGAATTATCTGAATATAACATTTTCGTGCAGTTTATTGGTATCGGTGATGAGGACTTCAATTATCTGAAGAAACTTGACAATCTTAAGGGGCGTAAACATGACAATACAGGGTTCACAGCAGTAAAAGACATGAATCGTATGTCTGATGAGGAGTTATATACAGAAATTTTAAGACAGTACATTGATTGGTTAAACGACAAATAAGAAAGTAGAGGTATAAGAATATGGCAGTAATTGATATGAGTAAAAATCAGAAAATTGACATGGTAAAAGAAGATGGATCAGCAATGAAGAAAATCTTTATTGGTATCAACTGGGATATGAATAGATATTCTGGCGAAGCACCAAATGATTGTGATCTAAATGGGTTTTTAACAAACGGAGATCGTAAGGTTGCCTATCCAAAAGATATTGTAAATTATAACACTTATGACTCAGAGAAATATCCTTGGATTGAATATTCAGGAGACAATACAGATGGAGATGATTCTCAGGGAATCGAATATAGAGGAGTGCATTATGATGAATATTTTATTGTAGATGCGACAAAATTCCCTGCTGATAGATCAGAGTTTATTGTTGGTGTTAGTATTTACCGAGCTATTCAGAGACTTCAGAATTTTGGAATGGTTAGTAATTCAGTAGTTATGGTATGTGATTATGACGATCCAAATAGTGATCAGTATAAGTATGATTTATCTGAAAACAGAAACTTTGACAGTTTAAATGCAGTTGAGTTAGGTCGTCTGTATAAGTATGGTAATGGATTTAGATGGCAGGCTTTAGGTTCTGGCTATACAGGAGGTATGACTGAACTGTTTAAAAATTTTGGAATGGAAATTAATGAAGGGCAGGATCTTGATGAAAACGGAACCCCAATTGAATACTAGGAAGGAATTATTATGGTAGCAATTTTTATTTGTGTGCTTGTGTTGATCGCAGCATATTTATTATTCACAAAAAATGGACAGAAAATCAAAAGTAGAATGTCTGGTACAGTAGAAGAGAAACTTAAGGAAGATGCAATGACGGCAGAAGGTGCTAAGTCAAGATATAATATGGCAATTCGAGAGAAAAGGGAACTATATAGTAAAGCCGCAGAGACATATACAAAGATTTCGGGAAGACTTGATCAGGCAGAAGAAGAACTTCATCTTATGAAAAAAGATATGCAGAAAATCAGAATGCAGATTGACGCATGTCTTGACAATAATAACGACGAACGTGCTATGACTTATGCAACGAGATTAGCCAATTTAGAAAAAGATGTAGATAAAAAGAAAGAATACATTAAAGAGTTAAAAGACATGAAGATTCAACAGCAGGAAATTAGAGATCGTGCTAATGAAGAAGTTGTTAAACTACAGGATGAAAAGAAACGTACTATTGACCAGATTGAAGCGGATCAGCAGATGATTGATTTACACGATAGTATGGATAAGTTTAAAAATACTACTGTCAACCAGGAAGCTTTAGAAGAAGTACGTGATAGTGCAAAACAGCTTAATGAAAAAGCTAGAGGTAGTAAAATCGCTTATGAGTCTAGTGCAGATGCTTTAGATTACCGTATGGAACAGGAAGAAAAACAGAGGGATGCAGAAGCGATTCTAAATCAGATTAAGAATTCGCGTAAAAAATAAACTCATTTAAATTAATTTCACAAACATAAAACTGGCATTTGAAATATAATGCCAGTCATGGAAACATAGCTCAGTTGGTAGAGCAGGCAAATACATAAACATTCATTTTTCTACCTCCATATAAGTATTTTTATATTATTTACATTTTAATTTTTCATCACATATAAATTGCCGACACAGGTTCGATTCCTGTTGTTTCCACTAAAAAAGACCTCAACCTAAATGGTTAAAGTCTTTTTGGTTAATCGTTTGGTATGACCTCGATAACATCTTCAACTTTGCAATCAAGATATAAGCAAATTTTGTCAATGTTTTCGAGACTGATATACTGATTCTTTGCCATCTTGGCAATTGTACCAGACCCCATATTTAAAGCGGTTCGTAAATCAGATTTTGTCATACCCTTTTTCGCTAAAGTTACGAAAAGCGGTTTATAACTTATCATATGATATACCTCCACATCTATATTGTAACATATTATATACAGGATGTAAAATAAAATATTCAAGAAGTTGAAGATTTTGTATTGACACTATGTGCAAGAAGTGGTATATTATATTCAACAAATGAAAGGTAAACTTCAAGAAAATGAAATATGAAGGAGTGAGAAAATGTCAAATAAAATTTACAGATATTATCAACCAAACGATAAAGATACAAAAGACAATCATTCAGATTGCGTGATCAGAGCATTAACAAAAGTGCTTGATAAAGAATGGTTAACAACATTTGATGATTTGTTACCATACGCAAGGGATATACAGTGTATGCCATCAGAGCGAAAATGTTACGAAGAATATTTATTCGATAATGGGTTTGCTTATCAAGGTATTAGCAACCGAAAAGGATCTAAACGACCAACAGTTGAAAGTTTTGCAAAAGATCATAAACAAGGCAATTACTTGGTAAATGTTGCGAATCATGTAGTTGCAATTTCAGACGGTTGTTATTACGACACATGGGATTCTGGAGATTGTTGCTTGTATGGATATTACTATAAGGAAGAAGGAGAGAAATAAATGAGAAAGAAAATTTTGGCAACGGTTCTAGGAACAACGATTTGCTTAGGATCAATGACAGGATGTGCAGGATTCAAAAGAGAAATCGTTGATATGAAAAGCGATTGGAATGGCGGTATGAAAAGAGTCATTACAGTATATACAGCAGATGGTAAAAAGATTGCTGAATATAAAGGGAAAATTGACATTGATACAAATGACGGTGGGTATGTCAAGTTTGACTACAAAGGAAAGAGATACATTTACTACAACTGCTTCGTAGAAAGTATCGCAGAAATTGATTAAAGAGGAGAAGACAAATGAATTTAGAAGAAACTATCAAATGCGCAAATGATATGGCAACAAAGAAATACAGAGAAGCCATGTTGTGTCATGCGAATCCAGACGATGAAGAACTTGACAGGCTTATTGGCTGCGCCTTAAATCATGAGCAGCTTGCAAAGTGGCTGGGAGAATTGAAAGAGTTAAAAGAATATAAAGAAAAGTATAGATGGCATGACTTAAGAAAGAATCCTGATGATCTGCCAGAAGATATTAAGTACGTTTGGGTTTTTATAAAAGGTGAATTTACCCATAGGTCATGGCACGATTCTCATGGATGGAGAAGGCGTAACAGTAACACTTTATACTATAATGACGAAAGTGTTTTGGCGTGGAGAGAGATTGAAGAGTTTAAAAGTGAGGGAAACAAATGAGTGTAACAAAAACAATTGATATTTCAGTGCTGCCAGAGGCAGAACAGGATCTAATAAAAGCATTATTTGATAAATGTTGTGAAAGAGCGAAACCAAAAGAAAAAACTAATTCAGGGTCTAAAGTTTGGAAACCAAAATACGGTGAAAGATATCATTACATTGATGGTAGCGGATCTATTTATAGCGCAATATGGTTTAATAGCATTGTCGATAACGGTAGATGGGTATTAGGCAACGTATTTAAAACACAAGAAGAAGCAGTATTTGCAAGAAAGAAAAGAAAAGTAGAAGTTGAACTTGAGCGGTATGCAAAGGAACACAACGGCACAGAATTTGCCAATCGTTGTTATTGTATTCGATGTGAAGAAGACGGAAAAAGACTTCTTTGCGATACATTGGCTACAACAAAAATACAGGGTACAGTTATGTTTACATCAAAAGATGTTTTAGTTGATGCAATTGAAGCAATCGGAAGAGACAGAATCATTAAATACATCTTTGGAGCATAAAGTGAGGTGAAAGAAAATGGGTATAGCAAAGACAATTGATATTTCAAAATTATCTGAAGCACAGCAGAATTTATTTAAATCATTATTTGAGCAGTTCTGCGAGAAATCAGAACAGAAAGAAGAAACAAATCCATGTGGGTTAAAGAACGGAGATGAGTATTATTACATCACTAATGATGGACAGATCGGTATTGCAAAATGGCAAGGTAGAGCATCAGATTTGAGAAGATTAGCTTTAGGTAATGTATTTAAGACTGAAAAGGATACAGAGTTTGCTATTGAAAAACAGAAGGTTAATGTTGAGTTGCAGAGATATGCTGACGAACACAATAATTCGGAAAAACTAATTTGGGATGGTGAAAATGAGCATTGTTGTATTAGGTATGACATTGTAGATAGAGATTTAACAACGGCATATTTATATGCATCACAAACAATCAATGGCATTTATTTTACTTCTCCAGAAATTGCAGAGGATGCTGCCAACAAAATCGGTACAAAACGCATCATGAAATATCTATTTGATGTTGATTGTGAGGTGGATGAATAGTATGAAAGTTTTATATAAAGGTAAGCCATACAAAGTGTATGGGGTATGCTCAGATAAATATACGAAAGGTTACGAATTCGAACATTATGCAGATTTCTTAATTTATAGAAAAAATTGTTGGCGATGGGTCTCATCCGATTATTGTACACCATACAAAAAGAAACATAAGAAGCCCAGTAAAAAAGAGGATTAAAAACATGAATTATAATCTAACATTTCCTGTTGTAGTTCTGAAAGATGAAAATGACTCAGTTCCATATATGGCATATATCCCATATTTTGATGTAATGACGCAGGGATATGATGAAGAAGAATTGCAGATGATGATCAAAGATTTGTTAAATCTCTGCTTAGAAGATAAGGAATCTTACACAATTCCTGCATGGGCATATAGTTATTTCAATGAAGACGATGTTAAGGAACGAGGCAGAAAATATTTTGAAGAGCTTGATGATGGAGACGATACATATTTTCAAAAGAATTTTTACACAGTATGGTGGTTCGATTTTGCACCGCAGAAATAAAAGGAAGGGAATTATTATGGCACTTAGGGAAATACCTTATTGTATATGTAAGGATTGTCAATATTATTTCGGGCAAGCTGATCTATGTATGTTTGGAGAAGATGATATACCAGATAATTTAGAACGAAAATGTATAACTGGTAAAAGAGCGAAAGTCAAAATTTTAAATAAAAATAAGAAAGGAGAAAGATAAAATGGACGTTTTGTTTTACATAATTTGGGTATTAGCGTTTATGGTAATTGCAGCGATCGGCATTGGAGTACCATATATGACCTATTACAATTACAAAAGAATTAAGGCAATGGATAAGAAACTTACAGGAATGTGTACAGGTCTTGGCATTATGTTAAGACCAGAAGAAGGTGATGAAGAATGAAAGATATGAGAAATAATCCCATTGAAAATGGAAATCTGTGTTTTAGATCAAGAATGGTAAATGGAGAAACATTGATGGGATATGCATTAGTTATCTCAAACAAGCTGTTTTGGAAAGACGGATGGAATAACTATATTTCTAGTCACGACAAACTTAATTCTAAGCAATTAATTGTCATCGAACACCTAAATGATAATGAAAAGAAAATGAGAAAAGAGTGGTTAAAGTTCATGGCAACAACAAAATCAAAAAAGGTTAAAGATGCAGACCGAGTAATTGTGAAAGACTTATTGAGTGAAATATGAGGTGTAAGGTATTAAATGAGAAGATTAATTTGGTATATCAGGTCTTGTTTCTGTAAACATGATTGGGAACAGATATTTAATTCAGATATATATTGGAGCGAGAAATCAACTAAGCCTTATAAGTGTGAAAAGGTTTATCGGTGTAAGAAATGTGGCTGTGAGAAAAGATATACGACTAAGTGTGAAATCTGAGTTTTATTTACGGGAGGTGATTAGACATGGGAGCAAATATTGAGTTTGTCATTGGCTATGCGATTGGATTTTGTATCGTTGGAGCGATTGTATTTCTGAGATACGAAAGAAAGTTAGATCGGATGAGGCAGGCAAATGTAAGTTTGATCTTAGATAAGATGTCGTTTATGGCTGATGCTAACAACAAAGAAAATGATACATATAATAAGGAAGAAACTCGTTCAGATGTTAAGGACGCAGTGAAGTATGCAATGAAGAAAAGTCATCCAGATAATGGTGGCAGTGCAGATGATTTTAGAAAATTTAGAGAGCTTTATGAAGAAATGGAAGGTAAGTAAATGCTAAAGGTCGGAGATAGAGTTTATATTTATAGAATGAAGCCAGCGGCTAAAGGAGGTTTGGTTAGAAATAACGACAAAGGTACAATTACTCGCATCGGAACAGATGAGATTGGTCGCAGATATGGGTATAGATATATGACCGTTAAATTTGACAAACCAGTAAATACCTCTAATCGTGATATTTACTCTTTAGAATTTTTTGAAAACAAGGATGATCGTAAGATAGGTAGAATACGAGATATTGGATTCTTACTATATGGTAGAAAATGTGAGGAATAAGACTCATGAGTAAACAAGAATCATTGAAGTTTTTGCAAGGTTTGATTGACGAAGTAGAAAATTGGACAAAAGAAGATATTGAGCGAGGTCGGAAGTTGATGGAGAAAATATATAAAGGAGAACCAAAAGAAGTTGAAAATAGTGATGGGTATTGGGAATTTATAATGCCAGATGGTAAGGTAGTGAAGTAGATATGGCTAAGAAACAAAATAAAAATTTTAAAATATTTGGTGTGTTTTTGGAATATAAAAATATTCTGCTCAAATAGTTTTTGAGTACGCCAAAAGTGAGGTTTGTTATAGCACTCACTAAAATCTATGTTATTTTGTCGGATTTATGTTATTTGTGGGTTTGGCAACTATAAAAAATAACAGAACTAAAGGAATTTAAACAAAAAAAATGAAAACAAGACAAGAACGTAAACAGGAAATAAAACGATTCTTTGATCGGCTGAATCCAGAAGAATTGGACAAGCTGTTAGAAAGAAATGGAATCAATGACAAAGAGTCCAAAGAGGCTCTTGTATATAGAAATATTAAAGAAGGAATTGAGAAAGGAGAGATGTAACGATGAATAAAATGTTACAGATTGCGATAATTGATACAAGTACAATGTTGGGTATACCTGCATATACAGTAGATTGGTCGGTTTTATCAGAAGCCGAATGTCGCAACATTCTTAAAGCAATGAATTTTCATCAACCAACAGAGGAGGAAGTGAGTGATGCAATTAATATTCTCCTTACACACCTCTATTATACAAGACAATCAGGTACATATGCTGATGTAAATATAATGAACGATAAAGCAAGTCAGAAAGAAATGACAATTTCAGAAATTGAAAAAGAACTTGGTCATAAAGTAAAAATAGTGAAGGAGAAAGAAGAATGAAAGTATTTTTAGGTGGTACAACTTCTGGATGGAAATGGAGAAATAAATTCCAGAAAATGCTTGAATGCAATTATTATAACCCAATCACTCATGGTTGGAGTGAAAAAGACAGGCAAAAAGAAGTCTATGAAAGAGAAACAGCAGATTATGTCGTGTATGGTATTACAAAAGGAATTAGAGGAGTATATTCTATAGCAGAATTGGTAGATGATGTAAATAAACGTCCAGAAAAAACAATCTTCTTAAATTTATATAGCGGAGACACAATCGCACATGATCTTAAAGCCGTTGAGAATCTATGTAAAGATAATGGAATAGCTAAAGTTTTTAGTGGTAAAAATGCTATGCAAGAGTGTGCAAAATTTATTAATAATAAATTAAAGGAGGAAAAATAATGAAATGTTTTTATCACGTTGATCAAGACGGAATTGTATCTGGTTTTTACGTTAGAAAAGCTTGTGAACAGCGAGGTTTAGCATTTGAACCAGAGGACTTCCGAAAAATTAATTACGGCATGAAATTCCCGTTTCATGACATTGAGCAGGATGAATTTGTGTTTATTGTAGACTACAGTATTGAGCCAGAAGAGATGTGGCAGTTGCTCAGTATTACAAAGAATGTATTTTGGATCGACCATCATCAGTCTACGATTGAAGCGTATAAAGATTTCAAGTGTGATGTAAAAGGAATCAGAATTACTGGAGCGGGTATTTCAGGAGCGAATTTGACATGGTTATATTTTAAATATATGTGTGATGAAAATTGGGAGCAAATTGAGAGGACGGATGAGAAAAATGTAAAAAGATTACTCAATATATATAAATATAAAGCAGATTATCCAAAACTGGCAGAATATACAGCCATGTGGGATACATTTTATTTTGGTGAAACGTCAAAACAATTCGTAAAAGCATTTCACTATGCATTTGAATCGTATGATTTTGATGCGTTAAGTCCATTGCTAAACACGTTAAATAAAGATCAAGGAATTTATGAAGCAGCAAAAATTATTGGTGATATGATAGCAGATGGCTTATCAATTATTGAGTATTTAGCAGCAAATGCAGAACAATATCTTAGAGCATATGGTTTTGAAACCATATTTGAGGGACATAAAGTCTATGTAATCAACAGAGCGTTAATCAATTCTGATTTCTTCGAATCTATTGATGCTTCTAAATACGATATGTTTATCGGTTTTTCATTCAATGGAAGTATGTGGGAATATCAGCTACGATCCGCAGAACAAGATAAAGTAAATGTGTATGAGCTTGCTGTGAAATATGGTGGTGGCGGTCATCCAAATGCAGCTGGGTTCAGATGTGATAAATATGTATTAGGAGTGTGATGTATGTCAAGGAAAAATACAAGAGAAATTGAACTTGCTTTTAGTAAAAACAGAGATCCAGATTGGGAAGCCGATGTGGAAATTTATAGAAGAAGAAAGTTCGAAGTAGTGCGTGGTATTTGTCTGGGAGATGAGTTTGCTGAAATTGAGTCTTTAGAATACAAAAATTGTGACGAGTTAGATGAAATGTATTATCGTTTTGATTATAATTTAAAAATACTTATGCAGTCTTATTTGTATGAATATACAGATTATGTGCCAATCGAAACAATGCATATTACATCTCCTGCAATATTGTGTTGTGATGAAATTGTATTAAAAAACGGTGAGAAAATTTCTATTGATAACATATGTATTGATAAATCAAATGGCAATGAAGTTTATAAATTATATTCTAATAGTACATATACAGATGATGTATATTATGAATCTACTAAAGCATTAGTTTATGAATTGGCTAGTAAAGATGTTTGCAAGGCTATACATATAATGAAAGATATGATGGACAAAGCGTATATAAAAGCAAGAAATGAACGAAGCATACATCCTTTTATTAGCCACTTGTTTAACGACCCTCCAATTCCATGTATTAAAAATAAATATTCTATACATGATTTAGTAATGGGTACATTAAAATGCAGTGGTGATATTTATAAAGAAATAAACAAAGAAGTCCCAAATGCTATAGATATGATTGTGCCTCATCCTGGAAGACATGCAGAGTATTATTTTGGGTTAGATTATACAGATGAAGTAGAGCAATTTATTAAAGAACAGGAGGCTAAGAAATGTGAAGAAACTAAATGATGAACAGCGAAAGCTGATTGAAGATAATTATTCTTTGATTTGGCATTTGCATGAGAAGTATTTTACAAAATTTAAAGATTTTGATACATATATGGATCTTGGTCGTATGGCAATTTGCAAAGCAGCATTAAAATGGGATGAGTCTAAAGGTAATTTTGGGACGTATTTTAGATGGGTATTACAGTCAGAAATTAATAAATATTATATAAAATGGCATAGCCCAACAGAGAAAATGAACAGAAATGCGGAATCATTGGATGCACCTGTTGACGAAAGAGTTGACGCAGAAGAATTAACAATTGGTAGTTTGCTTGTGAGTAACGATGACATAGAGAGTCAAGCACTAACAACAGTATATTATCAAGGAGAATTTAACAAATTATCAGACAAGCAGAAGAAAATTATATATATGTTACTTGATGATATTGAGCATAAATACATAGCCAAAGAATTTGGAAAGAGTATTCAATGGGTAAGTTGGCAACTTGGTAATATTAAAAAAATAATGCATAGGGCAAAGGCGGTGAGATCATGACAATTGAAGAAGTGAAAGATTACATAAACTCGTCTACAGAGTATGATTTTTTGCGAGATTATCCTCATAAAATCGCTTTTCTAACATTAGGTGGAAGTTATGCCTATGGAACAAATACAGAGGATTCTGACATTGATTTGCGTGGCGTTTTCCTTAGTGATAAAAGAGAGATTTTGTTGAATAATAATCAGAACAATCTTGAGAAGACCGATGATCATAAAGACATTGATACCGTGTTACATTCGCATATTAAGATGGTTAATATGCTTGCTAAGGGCAATCCTACATTTTTAGAGTTGCTATACTTTGCACCAGACCGCTATTTGTATGTATCCGATATTGGTATGGAGTTGATCAAAAATAGAGATATGTTCTTATCTAAGAGAGTTTGTCATGCATATAAAGGATATATTTGTGATTGCCTAGAACAAGCATACGTGAGATGTTCTAAATCAGACGACATTCAAAAGAAAACAAAATTTGCCAATAAATCAATGATGCATGCTGTTCGTTTGTTGCTCCAAGTGATTCAATTACTACAATGTGGAACTATGTGTGGAACAATTGAAGAAATAGGAAAAGACCTTATAGATATTAAGATGGGGTACAATACTTTGTGTGAAAAGAGACATCTTCCAGATGGCACTGAATGTACGGATTATCGTCCAAACGAATCTTATAATGTGTTTACTAACAGACTATTGTCTGAATTTGAGTATGGGTACAAACATACAACCTTGCCAGACGAACCAGACTGGGATCGTATCAATAACTTCTTGATGACAACAAATGAACGAATTGTGAGAGGAATGGTGTAAAAATGTATGTAAAGATTGGAGACGAAATTGCTTTTCATCCTGGCGAATGCTTAGAAGAATTTGTTGAATCTTGCAGGATGACTCCTTATCAGCTTGCGAGTAAAATTGGCATGGATGTTGATTATGTTCAAGGGTTGATTGACGGATCACAAAGTGTCACAAAAGAATTTGCAAAATCAATGGCAGATCATTATGGGTTCTCTGACGATGGACAGTTTTGGTTAAACTTGCAAGAAACATTTGATAAAAAAGTAGGTGGCATAGATGTTTAAATTAATAAAACGCCCACGTTCTGATAACGATCAATATACTAAATATGATGTTGTGCTTGATAAAGAATATACTGTAGAAGAATTTATTGATGCGATTGCAGATGGAAGAAATGGAACGCATGGTCAAATTACAATAAAAAATGATAAACAAGCCATTGAATCATTTGGCTATAATATCGAGAGTATTAATTATAGACATTGTAGACTTCAAAATGCTGAAGAAAAAATTAAACAAGTATGGGCAGATGGTAGCTGGGTAAAAATCAATTATACTATCTTACTTGAAAACAAACAGGAAACACAAAAAGGTTCTCTCAGATTTATTGTTAAGAAGCCAAATGGAGAGGAATCAGTGGTGGTTATTTTTAAGAACAAATCCGATGGCACATATTCATTTGTTAATTTGACAAAAGAGCATATTTGTTCATGTAAATTTAAAACAATCGAGGAAGCTATTAAGGATATGAATGATCACTTAAGAAAAGGATTGATTGAGTCCTATGTTGTGAAAGGAGAAATGAAGCAGTGAGTGACGTATTTCAGATTTATTTAGCAGGTGGTATGCAGGATTTATCGTTTGAAGAACAGAATGATTGGAGAGAAAGGATTTGTCAGTCAATTATTACTAAACGTAGAATTCTTAATCCTCGCATAAAAGAAGTTAATGTGATTAATCCAGCTGATTACTATAACTTTCAAGACGCATTGCATGATACAGAAAAAGAAGTAATGAGATTTGATACTAATTTTGTTCGAAACAGTGATCTTGTTGTGGTAAACACAAATGATCCGAAAAGTATTGGAACGTCTATGGAGATTGCAATTGCATATGAGCATCATATTCCTATATTAATTTTGAATATAGAGAATAAAACCCTACATTCTTGGTGGGTCGAGATGTCTGATAAGATATTTGACGATGAGGAAAAATTATGTACATATATAACTGATTTTTATATCACAATGAATCATAGTAGTGTTCGATCATGGGTGCAAATGCAATGATATAAAATAGGAATTTGATGTTAAAAATAACCACAATATATAGTATGCCTATAAATATTATATACTATATATTGTGGTAGAAAAGGAGTTGAAACACTATTACAGCAGAAAAACAAGGCAAGTTTATTATTTTCCATCTGGATGATGGTAAAACTTGCAAATATGATTTATCAAATGGTGATTGTTATGGCAAAAGTGGTAAGAAAGTGAAAGCTTTAAATAATATTCTGTCTGGACATTCAGCTGATGAATTGGATAAATTGTTTGTGTCCGATCCACATTATGCAGAGTTTCTAAAATATGTAAATTGGCGAAGAAATTGTGAAATGGGAAGAACTACATGTGGCTTCATTGATTATAATTTGGGAACTTTGTTTGAATATGCAAGTCAATATTCAGTATGTGAGCAGTTCTTCGCTATAGGGTTTACGCACAAACAAATTGCAGAAGATTTCAGATATTCAATTAATGAAGTACCAAAATGGTTAAGAAATTATTGTATTGGTGTGAAGACGAACCGCTTATTAAATAACAAGTTTGTTGATTTTTACAAAAAATATCCAGATTATGTTCAAACAATTCTTCAAACACAATATATGACAGTGACTCAATCCGACTTAATGTTCTTTTTTGCTAATCGTAGCACAGATTATTATATGGAAATATTAACGTCTTTAAATAAGGATTATGGATATAATCTCGCAGATGTATTTGTTTATATGGATAAGATAATGACGTTTGAAGCAATTGTTGCTATAAATTGGTTGCTCAGAGAATTGCGTGATTATGCCCGTATGATGGACGCAATCAGTCATAAATTTGATAGATATCCAAGACATTTCAAAACAACAATGGATATTGTCACAAGAAATTACAAAAGATTACAAAAAGAATTTTCGGAAGAAGTCTTTAAGAGCCGTATTAATAAAGAATACGAATTTACATATAAAGGACTGAGATTCTTTTATCCAGACTCCACTCAAGACATCAAAGACGAAGCGGTACAGCAGAATAATTGTGTGGCAAGTTACATAGATCGAGTCATTGATGGCGAATGCCATATTATGTTCTTGAGAAGAGTAAAAGAACCAAACAAATCGTTAGTGACGATTGAAATACAAAATGGACGAATCGTACAAGCACTGCAAAGATTCAATGATCCTCTAACTGCCGATCAACAAGAAGCGGTTGATGCATGGAATAAACATTTTAGTAAGAAAGGTAAGGTGGCAGCATGATTAATATTAATGAATTGACAACAGATCATAAGATTAAATTAAAGAAATCAATGGGATGCTTCGATAATCTTGGCGAGGTATGTGAGATTGTTAAGATTGATACAGATGAAAATGTTATTAATTTTAGATTTGGTGTAGATGGAGTACATCTTGGCGTGATGTCAGGAGATGAATTGGAAAAATATTTTGATGTTATTGAACCAACTGTTATTCCTGATGATTATGAGTGGCATCCATATGGTTTTATTGAAGATAATCAGGTTATGTATCATGCTCTTAAGAGTGGTAGTATTTCGATGGAGACTACATATGATGGAGATGGAACAATTTCTGTTGTGTATGAGCACCCTGAAAATCCTTATCGGCAAATTAAAAATGGGCAAAGAGGTAGGTTTTATTGTGAAGATTTGAAAGTAGCATTTTTTAAATTAAAGAAAACATACTATGACAAATTATATGAAGATATACAAGAAGAAGTCATGTTGGATTTTGTTAAAAATAAAGACAAATTAGAGCCAGTTGAAGTCAATGAATAGTAGGATGCAATGATAGATAATGTTAAATTAACAATCAGAATATTTTCAATTGCTGTGTGCGTATTGTTGTATGTAGCTGCTTGGGTTTGGTTCATAATTACTGCTCGTGATGACTCGGACAATTGGGATTCACCTGTCCATGCGGTATTTCTTTTCTGGATTATGTTACATGTAGTATTCTTAATTGAGCTAATTCTATGGGCTTGGTGCTAGAAAGAGGTGATAAAGATGGGCGATTTCAAAGTTGGAGACGAAGTGTATTTTGCTTGGTACGGTGAACCATATACTGTTAAGTCTGGCATTATTACGGAGATTAAATGTCTTGGCGATCTAACATATATAATGATACAAGACAGTATAACACATGGTTTATATATGGTTCTTTTAGAAGAGATATATCGCACTGAATCAGAAATAAAAGCGGTTCTAAAACGAGAGTTTTATGGCAAGGTAAATGAGGTTAAAAAAGACATTCATACTTTAGAAGATTTGCTGAAATTTATGTATGACAATGATCTCACAGATTGGTCATCAAAATCTATAAATGGCTGGCAGACAGATTGGGTAGGTCGTGTTGCAGTAAGAGAACTAGCAAAAGAAATTTGCGGTATTGAGTTAGGAGAGTAATGTAGATGGAGAAAGAAAAGAAAAATAAATTACATACATCTGAAGAAATTTTAAATGCACTGCATGTGATTCAGGATACGTGCGAATATTATCAGAGCAATATTGTCGATAGAGATCGGTGTAAGCAATGCCCTTTATGCACGAGAATCGAAGATAATGATACGTGTACAATTACAGATTTAGAGCCTGATAATTGGAGTATTGCAGACAATCCAGATACTACGTGGCGAGCATTTGAAAAGTAGGAGATGAAGATTTATGAGTGAGAAAAATTATGGAGAGTATACGGAAGAAGCAGTTGCTGTTGCATTAAAAACAATTCAAGATATTTGTACTATTAACAAAGATAGTTGTGGTTGTAATATCACATGTCCGTTTTTAAAATTACTAGATGGCGGGACTAGGCAAATATGTCCTATTACCTCTAGTCATCCTGGTTATTGGAGATTGAACGAATTTCCGCCCAAACAATGGGTGCCTTTTTGCAAGGGATAATTACATAAGAACAAGTAAATAAAGGAGTAAATGTCGTTGAAATTAAATGACGAACAGAGAAAATTAGTAGAACAAAATCATAATTTGATTTACTCTGCTATGACAAAATGCGGTATCCGCAGACAAGATTTTGATGACTATTATGGATTCGCTGCCATTGGGTTGTGTAAGGCAGCAATTGATTATGATGAATCCAAAGCTAAATCATTCTCTACATATGCATATAAATGTATGCAAAAAGAAATTATAGCATATACTCGATGGAGATTTGCAGATAAAAGAGATGAACGACTTACCTTATCGTACAATCAGTTAATGAATGATTTAGATGAAGACGAAAAAGAATATTCTTTTTTGCTATCTGATAAAAAAAATAATGAAAAAAAATTAATTTTCTTTTTGTGTTTTGATGAACAAATGCGAATACTAAATAATAAGGACAGGTTAATTATTAATTTAAAGGCAAAAGGGTATACGAACGAAGAAATAGGAAATACCATTGGTGTTACATATCAAGCAATTCAATATCAATTGAAAAAAATTAAAAATAAATTAATCCCATCCTTATAATTTCAAAAAAGCTTTTTGCTTTTATTATTTTTTTGACGCATTTGTTATAAACGTACTAGAACGATTATAATAATGTAAGACGATCAGATACAATTATTTTTTGTTCCTGTTAGCTTTGGCAGAGTTGACAGTGGATATAAATTGATGACTTATTTACAAACTAAAAACTAACTAAACAAATTTAATAACAGAAAGAGGTAAATTCATTTGGCAGAAAACACAAAATCTAAAAGACTTTTCAACTTACCAGAAACTAAAGGTACATTCCAGTTAGAAGGACTAATTACTGATTGTGCGAAAGACGACTTTTATAAGGAAGGTAAGACACAGAAAGGTAAAGATAAACGAACATTATCTTTCGGAGTTAAAGTAGAACCTGACGTAAAAGTTGGATGTAAAATTCAGGCATTTGAAAAACCTACAGTATGTTTTATCAAACGAGAGAAAGATGGTACATACAAAACTAAAAAAATTCCTTGGGCGGATCGTTTTAAATCGGCTGAAGAATTAGGACTTGGCGAAGGTTGGGCAATTATTGGTTCAAGAGCAGGTCTTGAAAAAGAGACCAATGATAAAGGACAGGTTGTTAATAAGAAAATTGTCTTAGATCCATTTGATTTAACAAAATATACTTCAGAACATATGGCAGACAACCAGAGTGTATTCATCAAAGGAGATATTGAATATGGAAGTTTTACTGGGGAAGACGGTACTAAACGTCAGTGGTCAAGAATGTCTCCAACACAGATTAGTTTAACAAGTAAAGAAATTGATCTTGATGATGAAGAACGTAAAGTAAGATCTGATTTCAAACAGACAATGGTATTCACAAATATCGAACAGGAAAAAGAAAATGATGTGCCAACAGGACGTTTTATCGTTTATGGAAAGATTATTGGTTATTCATCTGTTGATGATGCTGAATTCTATATGACAAATAAGAAATTAGCAAAAACTTTTAAGAAGAATGTTAAGCCATATTCATCTATTGAAGTTTGGGGACATATTAAGACAGAAATTCAGACAGAAGAAGTTGAAGTAGAAGATGATGGATGGGGAGAAGCAGATCCTACAAAGAGAGTCGTAAATTCTGCAAGAAAAGAACTTATTATCACTGGCGCAAGCAAAAATAGTATTGATTCAGAAACATACACCAGAGAAGCAATTGATACAGCGATTGAAGCTATTAAAAAGGCAGAAGCAGCAAGAAGTGATTTTGGTGAATCTGATGATAAACAGACAAGTGGTTTTTCTACAGATGATGAATGGGGATCTGGTTTTGATGATTCTTCAGATGATACTGAAGGCGATGTTTGGTAAGAACAATTCTAAATCATTTCACAAATAAATAACAAAAATAATATATACATAAAGGAGTTTTACATTTGGCAAAAGCAAGAAAAGCAGCAAAAACACAGAGTAAGTTGATGACTATTATTTATGGAGAATCTTTCACTGGTAAGAGTACACTGGCAATGCAGTTAGCATATTTTAAACGACCAGATGGAAAGCCTTTCAGAATCTTATATTTAGACTCTGAATCAGGAAGTATTGATGATTATTTACCAGAATTAGAGGCAAATGGTGTAAATCTTGAAAATATTTATATTGTATACACTCAGAGTTTAGGAGAAGTTAGATATTATATTGATACGGTTAAAACAAATAGCGACTTCTATGAGCTTAACGAAAAAGGAGAAGAAACTGACGATGTAGTTTTAGATGCAGATGGTCTTCCATTTAGAGCTGATGCAATTGTCGTAGATGGATCAACAATCTTAAATCTGACCACAAAACAGGGGTTAATTGAGTTCTCTAAAAAAAGAAACCGTGTAAAAGCGGATGCTGCAAATATGACAGGCGAAGCTAGACTTGTCAAAATTGAAGGATCAGGTATGGAATTAAAAGATTACCAGACTGTAAACTTTAAAGGTCAGGATTTAATTCTTGATTTATTAGCTTCTGGGGTACATTGTGTTGTAACAGCAAGAGAAAAAGATGAGACCGAATCTAAGATGATTGATGGTAAGAGAGAAACTGTTACTACAGGTCGCAAGATTATTGATGGGTTCAAGGGCATGGATTACAATGCAAAAACAGTAATTCGTACATTCGTTGATGATGAAACTGACATGGTTTGTGCACAGATTGTGAAAGATAGAACACATACATATAAAAAGAATGAAATTGTTGAAGATCCGCAGATGTTAGCATGGCAGAAAGTTATTGACAATTCTGTTGGTAACAAAGAGTTTACACTTGGTAATGCCCTCACAAAAGCAGTTGATGTTGAACAGAAAATCTATAAGAGAGAAATTCTTGGAGAAGCAGGTAAGCCAGTTTCCGAAGAGGAAGCAGAAAAAGAAGAATCTGGCGTAACTAATGACGGAGTTTCCAATAATGAAGATTCTGTTGAGGCAGTTAGAAAGCGAATTATTAATATGATTAAACAGATGACACCTCCAGAGAAACAGGAGATGAAAGACAAGCTTGTGAAAGAAGGATTACCTACTACAATTACACGAATTAAAGATCTTGGACAGTTGAAAAAGATTGAGGAAGTTTTATCATAAAAGGATTTATGTGGCAGCCCTTTTGGGCTGTCTGATCCTTAGATATTAAGTGAGGAGTAACTGTAGTATGGCAGATGTTTTAACAGTAAAATGTGCTTATTGTAAAGAAGTAATTGAACTTGATTTAGATAAAGTACAAGAGATTGTTAAATATGACAATAGTTATTATCACAAAGAATGTTTCCGAAAAATGTGTGAAGCAAAATTATTATCCAAAAATACTAAACATGATAAATGGTTATCTGCATTATCTAAGATTGACGAATATAATCAGAAAGCACGATTGTTACTTGAACCAAGATTATTAGAAGACAAAGTATATCGGTTTATTCTTGATAATTATAATTACATTGGTTCTGTACCAGCATATGTTTTTACAAAATTGAAAAGCATTTACAAAGGTACATATCGTGGTTTGGCGAAACCAATTCCGCCAAGTGACCTTTTAGATATGTGGAAGCGTCAAATGAAATATCTTAAGAAAAATCGAACATTTTTAATACAAAAAGGAACGATGGATAAAGATAACCCAACACACCAGGTTAATTATGATTTAGCGGTTTTAGTGGGAAAATATGATAGTTATTTACGATGGAAAGAGAAACAGAAATTAAATGAAGTAGACAAAAAGAATAATGAAAAATTTGCAAAATCTTTTGTTGAAACAAATAATATCACAACTCAAAAAACTGTAGTAACAGCCACACAAGACGATAACATGGATGACATTTTAAGTGATATTTTTGGTGAGGGACTTGATTGACAGAAGAAACAGTAGAACGTAAAAGTGTAACTAACATTCAGAGTGAAATGATGTTTATCGGTGCCTTGTATAAACAACCAGATTTATATGTTTCTTACGGTGGATATATGAGAAGTCAGTATGATTTCAGTGATGAGGCATGTAAATTCTTCTATGATATGTTTGAGATTATGTACAAAACATTTACTCAGACGATTGAGGAAGACAAGGTAAATATGTTCATGAGTCAATCAGATGAAAGACTTAGGACATATAAAAGATACAAAGGGTGGAAAACAATTTCATCATGGATGCAGGTTGCAGATTGTGATGATTTTAAAAAATATTATAATCTCGTTAAGAAATATTCTCTTGTAAGAGAGTATGACAGAAATGGATATCCTGTTCAAAGAATTTTAAACCATAGATTATTTGAAAAATGGGAAGCAAAAGATATTTATAGAGTGATTCGATCTCAAGCAGATAAAATTAACACTGTTATTAGTGCAGGCGAAGATTCTGTCTTGTTGAATAGTGGTGTTGAATCACAGGTTGAGTCATTTTTATCAAAGCCAGATTTAGGAATTCCGTTACCTTGGGCGATTCTCAATAAGATGTTCAGAGGGTGTCGACTTGGAAAGGTAATTTTCAATGGATTCTTAAGTAATGAAGGAAAATCAAGAAATATGATGTTGTTGATCGCATATATCGTATTGGCAATGGACGAGAAATTTTTATTACTCAGTAACGAGATGGACGAAGATGATTTACGAAATTGCTTAGTCGTTACAGTGATCAATAACAAATGTTTTAAAGAGCTTCATGGGGTTGATATTGAAAAACCAGAAGAAGAAATAGTTCTCGGTATTTACAGAGATAACAATGGCAATGTGATTGAAAGAAAAACAAATGAAAATGGCGACTTTATTGAAACAGAAGAGGAGTACAAACATAGAGTAGCTACGACGTCAGATGAGTTTCAAAAAGTTATGCAAGTTGCAAAATGGGTAGATCAGAAACGTCAAGGAAAATTATATTTCAAAGATGTTGGCTCTGATTACTCAGACTCAGCATTAGAGTTTGAATTTAGAAAACATCGTATGTTATATGACGTGAAATATTGTGGTTATGACACGTTAAAAGGTTATCGTATTGATGATTGGCAAACGGTGAAACAGACAGCCACAAAAATTAAAGAGCTTATGAAAGAAATTCATATGTTTTGCTTCTCTGTATTCCAGTTAACTGATGATACGGTGTATACAGATATATTCCAGCTAAGTAGTAATAATATTGCCAATGCAAAACAGATTAAGCACGTTGCTGACATCTTAATGCTTGGTAAAAGATTACATCCTGACGAATATTACAAATATCAGTATATATCAATTAGTGATTGGGGAGAGCCACAGGCGCACGATCTAAAAAAGGACAAGACATATTTCTGTATTAAGGTTGATAAAAACCGAGGCGGTAACAAGAATGTTATTCCAATTTTTGAAATCAACTTGGATTTAAATACTTGGGATGAAATAGGATATGTCATAAAACGAGAGAAAAACGGAGCGTAGGTTATGGATGTAGCACAGCTAAAAGAATATATATACGACAATAATTATGTAGAAAATATTCTGAAAGATATAGGCTGTCATCATATTAAATATCATTCGTCTGGATATTGGAGCTGTGCAAATAAAGATGGGGATAATGAATCCGCAGTTATTACATATAACAACGAAAACCTAAATTGCACAAATTATACAAGAAAAATGACAGCAAAAGAAAGACAGACAGATTTAATTGACTTGGTATGTTTTACAAAAAGTCTGTCTTTCCCAGACGGTTTAAAATATCTAGCCAATTTGATCGGCATAGATTATTATCATGATTTTAATGAGCAACTGCCAGAAAGTTTGCAGATCACTCAATTGATTCATGATATGAAAGAAAATATAGAAACCGAAGAAGATAAACCAGTCAAACCAATTTCAAAACGAATTCTTTCTTATTATATGGACTATGTTAATGATCTGTTTTATGAAGATCATATTACTTATTTAACACAGAAAGAATTTAATATTGGCTATGACGAAGATACAAACAGAATTACAATACCTATTTTTTCTGAAATTGGCGATTTGGTAGGTGTTAAAGGACGATTGTTCAAGAAAGAGTTAGATAAACATGATTTGAAATATTTATATATTGAACCATGCGCTAGACAAAGAATCTTATACGGATTGAATAAAACTCTACCTTATATAGAAAGGGTTGGAAGAGTATATGTTGCAGAAGCAGAAAAAGCTGTCATGCAGCTATGGTCATATGGATATCAAAATGTTGTGGCAACTGGCGGCAAGCAAGTTTCAAGACAGCAAATTGATATGTTAACAAGACTCGGAGTTGAAGTAGTATTTATTTTTGACAAAGATGTTGAGTTAGAAGAGATTCAAAAGCTTGGCGATCGTTTTATTGATGGAGTTCCGATTTCATATATTATGGATAATTCAAAAGAAGGAATCCTTGATGAAAAAGAATCACCTACTGATGATCCTAAAAAATGGGAACTATTGTTAAATAACTATTTGTATACACTTAAATAAGAACAGGCAGGTTATACATATAAAATACAAATTATATGAAGGTGGCACAAATGATACCTCTAATGTTGTGCCAGAAATTTTAAGAAATAGAGGGATTGATGATTATGAAACGTATTTGAACCTCGATGATAGCGTAATTCAAGATTATGCTGATTTAGAGGGTATCAAAAATGCAGTAAATACAACGATTTTTGCACTTGAAAATGGACATAAAATCGGTATTTTAATTGACGAGGACGTAGACGGATTTTGCTCAGCTTCAATGGCATACATGTATTTAAATCGTATTAATAATGAACTTTATGACAGCAAGAGTAACATTTGTTACTTATTGCATAAAAAAGCAAAAGCTCACGGATTAAGTGAAGATATTACTATACCTGAAGACGTAAAACTTTTAATAATCCCAGATGCAGGCACCAACGATGTAACACAGTGTGCAGAACTTACAAATCGTGGCGTACAGATTGTAATTCTTGATCACCATGAAAAAGAAGAATCTGAAATTAAAATGCCAGAGGAAGTTGTAATTGTAAATAACCAGTGCAGTCCACGCTATAAGAACAAAGACTTATGTGGGGCAGGCGTTGTTTATAGATTTTTGCAAGCAATGGATGACGAATTATGGATCAATTATGCTGATGATTATTTAGATTTATGTGCATTAGCGAATATCGGTGATGTCATGGATATGAGATCATTTGAGACACGTCGTTTAGTGGATAAAGGGATTCAGAATATTCAGAATAAATGCTTCAAAGCGCTGATTCAGGCACAAGATTATTCAATGCATAGTATTGTAAATATTCATAACATTCAATGGTATATTGTTCCAATTATCAATGGTATGGTACGATTTGGTTCTTTGAAAGATAAAGAATTAGTTTTTAGAGCATTTATTGAAGACTATGAGGTATTTGACTATAAGAAAAGAGCAACAAAAAACAACCCTGCGGAAGTAATCAAAGAGAATATTTACGATCGTGCTGCTCGATTATGCAAAAATGCTAAAGGCAAACAGGATCGTCAAAAGAAAAAGATGGTTCCGATTATTATGAAAGAGGCAGAAAAAGATAAAGATAGTAAGATTACTATTCTTGATGTTACAGAAACATTAGATAGCAGTTTGACAGGATTGGTTGCTATTAAGATTGCTGAAGATATGAACAGACCATGCTTATTATTACGAAAGCATACTAACCCAGAAACAGGATTAGTAGAAATGAGTGGTAGTGCAAGGAATGTAGATCATAGCCCAATTGATAGTTTGAAAGATGTAATATCCGAGACAAATTCATTTTTATGGGCAAAAGGTCACGCCAATGCATTTGGATGTTCGACAGATAATATCTCTGAAGCAATCACAGAATTAAACGACAGACTGAAAGATATTAAATATGATGCAACTTATAGAGTTGATTTCATTGTAGATGCTTGCAGATTAGATTTTGAACTACTACAGGAAATGTCTAAATTGGATGATATTCGTGGGCAGGGCATTGATGATCCGATGATTGCTGTCGAGAATATCACATTAAATAAGGAAGAAATTAATGTTGTTGGTAAGAAAATGGATACAATGCAATTTAAGATTAATGATATTCCATGCGTGATGTTTAGATGCGATGAACAAAACAAGATTTATGATTGGATTATGAACGATTTTTCTGACGAAGGCACAGTTACATTTGAATTAGTAGGAACTGCACAGACTAATATCTTTAACGGAATTAGACAATATCAAATTGCGGTTGATGATCTTAATGTTCTGAGCATCACAACAGATGAAGAATTAGATGAAGATATTTGGGATTGAGGTGAAAGTTAGTGAGCAGTTCATTACATACACATTCGCATTATTCATTGTTAGATGGATATGCATTACCTGAAGAAAATTTACAAAGAGCAGAAGAGATAGGGTTAAAAGCTCTAGCTATCACGGAACATGGAAATGAATATAGTTGGTGCTATTATGATAAGCTTCATGAGAAATACCCAAGTGTTAAATTAATCTTCGGTGTTGAATTTTATGAATGTTTTGATATGAAAGAACAAAACAAGGAAAGCAAATATTTCCATTTAATTGTTTTAGCAAAGAATGAGAATGGTAGAAAAGCAATTAATCAATTGGTAACTGATTCAAATTTTCATGGATTTTACTACAAGCCACGAATTGATCTGAATGCGTTGAAACCATATGCTAAGGATCTGGTTGTGAGTAGTGCTTGTTTAGCATCTAAACTTGCTAGAGAGCCAGATTATCAGAAATGTGTTGAATATGTTCGTGAATACAAAGAGATTTTTCCACATTTTTATTTAGAAATGCAGTCACATTCACATCAGGATCAAATGGTATATAATCAGAAAATTTTACAGCTTTCAGTAGACACTAATACACCATACATTATCACAACTGATAGTCACGCTGCTAGAAAAGAAGATTTATATTATCAGAACTGGCATGTTAAACTTGCTCACGATACTGAAACCGCAGCAGAAATTTACGAAGGATGTTATTTGCAATCTGATGATGAAATTCATGCAATTATGGATAGTCAAATTGGAGAAGATGCAGTAACTAAAGGGCTTGAAGAAACTGATAGGATTGCAGATTTAATTGATGAAATCCATATGCCATTTCAAGCACCTCAGTTACCATCTTTCCCATTACCAGAAGGGTTTGAAGATAATTATTCTTATTTAAAGTATCTGATTGATACAGGGTGGGTAAAACGAGGATTCGATAAATTACCAGAAGATGAGCAGAAACTCAGAAAAGAAAGAATTGATTATGAGCTAGATATTATTCATTCGATGGGATTCGATGGATACTTCTTGATTGTTTGGGATTTTATCAATTTTGCAAGAGAAAATGGTATTCCAATTGGTGCTGGTCGAGGTAGTTGTGCAGGTAGTTTGGTGTGTTACACGATTACAATTACAGACTTAGATCCTATCAAATATGGACTGATTTTTGAAAGATTTTTAAATCCAGAGCGAATTTCAATGCCAGATACAGATACAGATGTTGGTACACGAGATGAGATTATCCAATATTTGATCGATAAGTATGGCGAAAACAGAGTATGCCAGATTATCAATTTCAGTTTTATTACTCCAATTGTGGCAATCAAAGATGTTGGCAAGGTTTTAGGGTTCAATTATCACGAGATGGACAAACTAAGTAAAAAATTTGTATATGACACGATTGAAGAATCTTTATTGAATAACAGAGATTTAGCAGAGAATCCAAGATATGAAGAGCTTTTTGACGTTGCATCTCATCTTGCAGGTAGAGTAAAAACAGTATCTTCTCATGCAGGTGGTGTTGGAATTGTAGATACAGATATTAGCGATTATATGGCAATGAAACTTGGAACTGACGGAGAGCACGTTATTCAAGTAGATAAACGTATCGTTGAAGAAATTGGAATTATTAAATTTGATATTCTGGGTGTTGCCACATTAAACACTGTAAAAGAAGCTGAAATTGACGCAGGGTTAACTGAGTTTGATGTAAATATTAACAATCCAAAGTTTGAAATGGATAAAGGATCATATGAATTATTGCGTAGTGCAATGACGAATGGTGTTTTCCAAGTTGAAAGTGCTGGCATGAAGGATTTGTTGGTTAGGTTACAGGTATCAAACATGGAAGAGTTGGCAGCTGTATTAGCACTGTATAGACCAGATGCAATGGATGTCTTAGAAGAATTTATTGAGTACAAACATCACCCAGAGAAAATTACATATATCCATCCAGATATGGAGCCAATCTTAAAGGAAACATATGGATGTATGATTTATCAGGAGCAATTACTTGATATTGTTCGTAAATTTGGTGGTCGAAGTTATGGAGGAGCCGACTTATTCCGTAAGGCGATTGGTAAAAAGAATATTGAACTTGTGAAGTCTGAATCTAAAAAGCTTTATTACGAGATTATTGAGAATGGATACCCCGAAGAAATTGCAAAACAGATTAGCGAGACGTTATCCCAAAAAGGGGGATACTTATTCAATAAAAGTCATGCGTACTCCTACGCTGTATTATGCTTACAAACAGCGTTTTTAAAGAAACATTATGCGTTGTGTTTTTTTAAGGCATTATTGAATCGTAACAAAGATAAGGCAGGAATGGTAAATAAATATATTCTTGATGCCAAGGCGTTTAAGATTCAAGTATTACCACCAAACTTAAATAAATCAATGATGAATTTCAGTATTGACGATGTGTATATATTGTTTGGATTATCGGCTATCAGTGGTATTGGAGAAAAAATTGCAAAGGTAATTCTTGAAGACCGTGATGAAAATGGTAAATTCATAGGGTTTGAAAACTTTTGCGAACGTATTAATCCAAGTAAATCACAGGTTATTCAGTTGATCAAAGCAGGTGCAATTCCAACAAAGAATAAACGTAAAACTTTAATTCAGTATTTGAAATCTATGTATCAGCCAACAACATTCAAGCCAGTTGCAAAAGCACCGAGTTACAAACAGTTACTTATTAAATGGGATATTGACGCTGAAGATTACCGTATAGGTGAGAAGAAATATGATTACGACAAAGATGCAATATTAAAAGCTTACAACGATAAAAAGTATGAACTGTATAAAGATAAGGAAAAAGAACGATTTCAGAAATTTATCGCAAAGAATCAAAAATATCTTGAGAATGAAGATTTTTGGGAATTTGAAGCATTGCAAATCTTTATCAACGATAACCCATTTGATCAGGCATACAAGTATATGTCAAAACAATTTCAAGATGTTGAAAATGGAGATGATTGTACTGTGGTTGCAGTGATCGCTAAAGTTGATAAAAAGAAAGACAAAAATAAAAAGACATTTGCGTATGTGAATTTATATTCTAGTTTTGGATTGACTGAGGCAATAGTCTGGCACTCACAATTGAAAGAATATGAAGACTTAATCGTAAAAGGGAATCAGATTGCTATGTTGTGTAGAAAAGATTCAGATGAGAAGGTTATCGCAAAGAAAATTAAACCATATAAACAATGGCTAGAAGATATTAAAAAAGTGAAGGGGGTCGTCGCCTAAAGTGGTGGATAGTACAAAAGAATATGAGTTTGAGATTGTCCCATTATATCAGATTTATTATAATGCAGAATCTTTATTTGGGATTTACACATTCTGTACAGCAGAAGATTTGCCAGAATGCAAACCATATAACAATAATGATTTTGATGACTTATCCGATAAAAAAATGAACAAATGTGGCAAATTGGTTGGTAATATGCAGGAGTTGTATTTAGGAACGAAATATAAGGTTAAAGCCAATATGACATATTCTAAGAAATACAATGAATACCAATATAAACCACTTTCTATAGTTGCTGAAGTTCCTAAAACTTTTGAAGCCCAAAAGGTATTTTTAAAAACACAGACGAATGCAACGATCGCAGATCAGTTAATTGCGAAATACCCTAATGTTGTTGAAGATGTAATGAATGGTCAGTTAGAAATGATTGACCATTCAGAAATCAAAGGACTAGGAGATAAAACTTGGAAGAAACTTAGAGATAAAATTATTAAAAATTATGTGATTTCTGATATTGTTGTAATGTTACAACCATATGGAGTTACATTACCAACGATTGAAAGATTGTTGAAATCTGAACCTAATCCAAGTGTTTTAAAAAAACAGATTGAACAAAATCCATATATACTCACTAGAGTAAAGGGCATGGGGTTTAAACGAGTTGATGATATTGCGCTCAAATTAAAACCAGAATTGCGATGCTCAAATCAACGGTTAAATGCATTTATTTCTTACGACTTGCATCGAGTTGGTGATAATGATGGACATACATATGTATATATCAAAAATTTAAGAAGCGATATTAGTAATGCAGCGTCTGAATGCCTACCTATATTTGACGAATGGCTTGATGAAGAATCAGATAAAAAAATACCAAATTATTTATATACATCTGGAGATAAAATTGGTCTGAAATCGTATTATACAATTGAAATGGATATTTACGAACTGATTAAAGATATGGAGAAATATTCATTTGGGAATATAACAGATTACAAACCAATAACAGGTAGTGAGATTAGTCAGACGATTTCTGAAGTTGAAGATGAAGAAGGGTTTATGTTTTCAGAAGAGCAAATTACAGGAGTTAACAAAGCATTAAATTGCCAAGTTGTGTTTATTTCTGGAGAAGCTGGAACTGGTAAAACAACAATTCTGAAACCAATTATTAAATGCTACCAAAAAAGAAATAATAGCATTGTTGCGTGTGCTTTATCTGCAAAAGCAGCCCAAAGAATTAAAGAAGCAACAGGCTTAGACTCACGGACTATTCATAGGTTACTTGTAGCAGAAGGTATTGATAGTTTTTGTTATAACCAAGATAACCCATTACCTGCTGATGTAGTAATTATGGACGAAAGTAGCATGACAAATGCGAGTCTTTTCTATAATTTTTTATTAGCAATTCGACCAGGAACACGATTAATTTTTTGTGGTGACTATATGCAGTTGCCACCAATTGGATTTGGTAATATTTTCTCGGATCTGTTAAAAAAGAAAGGTTTAAATAGTGTGCAACTTACCAAACCGATGAGACAAGCAGAAAAATCTGGTATTTTAACGGATGCAAGAAAGATTCGCAGAGGGATTAATCCATTGGATAGCCCACAATTAAAAATTGTTCATGGTGAACTAAATGATATGTTTTATTTGTTCAGGAAGAATAGAGAGTCATTGTTTAATATGGCAGTAAAGCAGTATATCAAATCTGTTAAAGAGGAAGGGATTGACAATGTTGTGATTATTTCTCCACGAAGAAGTAATTGTACGAACAGTACAGATGAATTGAACAAAGCAGTACAGAAAGAATTATTTGCTAGTAGTAATAAACCATTTGTTGAATTCAAAGATCATAAATACTATTTAGGAGATAAGGTATTACAGACCTCAAATGATTACGAGCGAGATGTGTTCAATGGGGATATTGGATACATTACAGCGATTGATAAAGAAAAAGAAATATGTTTAGTGTCTATGAATGCAAATATCGAAGAAAAGATGATTGAATATTCTTTCGCTCAGTTAGGGCAACTGCAATTAGCATATGCATTAACCACGCATAAACTTCAAGGATCGGCTGTACAAACTGTGATCGGTATTATTGACAATACGCATTACAAATTGCTTGATAACTGTATGTTATATACGATGTTGACACGAGCTAAGAAAAGATTTGCGCTCCTTGCAGAGCCAGAGGCGTTCAAAAGATGTATCGTGACAAATCATAATAAGAGACGCACATGGCTGAGCTTAAAAAATTAACTTTATTCTTTGCACCTATTGACAGGGTGCAAGAAGTATGATAAGATACCAATATGTTAATGAAAGGAGATGCAAAAATGAGAAAAAGATTTTTAATGAAAGTTGTCTCGTTTAGTTTTTTAGCAATGTGTTCGGGCTTTATGACTCACACGGTTAAAGCAGAGGAGCGACCCTCGGTAGAGGCTTCAACCTTATCAACAGAGACAACTGTTGCAGAAAATAAGCAAGGCAATGTGATTTCAGACAATCCAATCAGCCAAAGCGTTGCATTAAAAGATGTTCATGAGCATTATCAGAAATGTAAGAAAGCTGATGAAGAGCAAGCAAGACAGATTCGATTAGGAAAACTTCGAAAGAAACGATTGCGAATTAAACGACAGCGGCTGAAGCGAAAGCGAGAACTTGAAAAGAGTTCACTTGGAACATTTTTGATCACGGCATATTGTCCATGTTATGAATGTTCTGAAGGATATGGATCTAAGATTGCTTGGAATCATGCAGGGCATAAATTTGCTCGACCATATCATACGATTGCGGTTGATAAAAACATTATCCCTTATGGAACAAGAGTTAAGATTGAGGGATACGGTGACACAATCTTTGTGGCAGAAGATTGCGGAGGCAAAGTAAAAGGAATGCATGTAGACGTGTTCAAATCAACACATTCCGAAACAATAAATGTGCAACAGCACAGAAAAATATATGTAGTAAAGTAATTGGCAGTTACTGAAAGACATAGAAAACACAAATTAAAATAATTAACTAAACAATATAAACAAGAAAAGGAAAATCCAAAAATTATGAAAACTGAATATGTGAAAGAAATGAATGTCTTGATCGACAGAATCAATGATGCTTCATATGCGTACTACGCAGAGGATAATCCGATCATTTCAGATAAAGAATTTGACGATTTATGCGCTGCTTTAGAACGACTTGAGAAAGATTCTGGCGTTGTTTTGAATAATTCGCCCATCCACCACGTTCAAGGATTTATAATTGATTCTCTGGCTAAAGTAAAGCATACACGCCCAATGTTATCAGCTCAGAAGACGAAGGATGTCAATGAGGTCAAAAAATTTCTTGCGGATAAAATTGGTGTTTTATCGTGGAAAGAAGATGGTTTGACGGTGGTACTAAGGTACGAAAAAGGACGCTTAAAACAAGCAATTACAAGGGGAAATGGAGAAATTGGAGAAGATGTGACTCATACAGCACGTATGATTTTTAATTTACCTCTTGAGATTCCTGATAAGCGTAGTATTGAGGTACGTGGCGAATCAGTTATCAGTTATGAAAACTTCCAGAAAATAAATGAAGCGTTGCATGGTAAATACAAGAACGCAAGAAATCTGGCAGCAGGCACAATTAGACAGTTAGATGCGAATGTAGCGAAGGAAAGAAAGCTCGCCTATAAAGCATTTGAGTTAGTCAAAATTGATGGCGTATCTGAAGAAGAAATGCCAAGTATTGCAGATAGTTTTAAATATCTTGCAGAGCAGGGATTTGACGTTGTAGAACATCAGATTGTTAATCGAGATAATGTCGAAGAATATATTGAGAAATTTGATCCAGAGGCATATGAATATCCTGTTGATGGTTTGATTTTTACTTATAACGATTATCAGTATGGTAAATCACTTGGAACAACAGGACATCATCCATTAAATATGATGGCGTTAAAGTGGATCGATGACCTTTACGAAACAACAATCAGAGATATTGAATGGAATACATCTCGTACAGGGTTGATTAATCCAGTTGCAGTATTTGATCAAGTTGATCTTGATGGTGCAGAAACTACAAGAGCCACATTACATAATATAAGTTACATTGAAGGATTAGAGCTTGGTGTAGGCGATACGATTCAGGTTTATCGTAGCAATATGGTAATTCCAAAAGTACACGATAATTTGACAAGAAGCAATACATTTAAGATTCCAGATACTTGTCCAACCTGCGGTGGCGAAGTAAAAATCATCAACGAGAATGGCAGTAAGGTTCTGAAATGTATGAATCCTAACTGTAAGGCAAAGCTATTAAGCAAGTTTGTGAACTTTGTTTCCAGAGATGCAATGAATATTCAAGGTTTATCTGAGGCAACACTGAAAAGATTTATTGATCTTGGATGGCTAAAAGATTATACAGATATTTATAATTTAGCAGAGCATAAAACTGAGATGAAGAACCTTGATGGATTTGGTGCAAAAAGTGTTTCTTCCTTATTAAATAGCATCGAGGAAAGTCGCAGATGTAAACTGGTTAATTTTGTAACAGCACTTGGTATTGAGCTTGTCGGGAAGTCAACGGCAAAGGATATTTGCAAGCTTATTGATAAGATTTCTCTATCGAATAATGAAAATCCATACGATGTATTTATTAAAAGAATCAAACAGAGAAAATATTTTGGTCATATTGATGGCATCGGTATTGCAACTTCATTATCAATGGATGCTTATTTCGGAGACAATCTTGAAATGGTCGAGAAACTAGCCGAAGAACTTGAATTTGAAATGCCAGAAAGCAAGAAAGAATCTGTTGCTAACCTCACAGGAATGACTTTTGTTGTAACTGGTAAAGTAAATAAGTTTGCCAATCGTAATGCGATCAAAGATGAAATTGAGTTCAGAGGTGGCAAGGTTGCAGGATCTGTATCAAAGAATACGAATTATCTTGTGAACAATGATGTAAATTCTACAAGCAGTAAGAATAAAAAGGCACAGCAGTTAGGCATTCCGATCATTGATGAAGATGAATTGATTAAAATTCTGAAGGGAGAAAATTAAATATGAGTAAAGAGAAAAACACTGTATGGAAGATTCCAGTAATCATTCTAGTAGGAGTTGTGGCGGTATTTCTAGCTTGTACATTTGGAGTTCAGAGTTCGCAGAATCATGCAATTTCATTAGAAGAACAGGTTGACAAAGCAAAATCCGACATTAACGTACAGGAGAAACGTAGGGTTGATCTGATTTATAACTTGGCAGATTGTGTGAAATCTTATGATAAACATGAGGCAAATACACTTAAAGAAATCGTTAAAGGACGTAGTTCTAAAGGAACTGTTGAAAATGCAAGCACAGCAATTGCAGCAGTTACAGAATCTTATCCAGAACTCAAGGCAGATAAGAACTATAAAAGGCTAATGAATGAATTATCTGTCACAGAGAATTTAATTGCCGAATATCGCAGTAACTATAATCAGCAGATCAAAGAATATAACAGATATGTAAAGAAATTTCCAACACGAATTTTCTTAAGTAATCTTGGATATGAAACAAAGAACTATACTTATTTAGAATATAAGGATGCTCCCGAAACTGCACCTCAGCATTTATTTGGAGAGTAACATATGAAGCAACGCAAAGGATTGAATTTTGGCAATTATGAGATAACTCCAAGGGAAATCTTAGCGAGTGTAACATTGATCGCAGTCATGCTGGTGTTTGGAATCGTTATCAGTAGTAATATTGATAATTCCATCCTTGACAAAAATGAAGAGTATAATCATGCACTTAAGATAAAAAATGATGATGTTTTTCAATATGGTATGGAAACCAATGTAGGTAACGCTTTTGTTTATGGGAAGTTAGAACCTGTAGACACAGTTACATACAAAGAAATTGGTGGTAAATATTATTATGTCAGAAAAGTCAGACAAGAGTATCGCAGGCATGAAAAAATTGAAAGAGTAAAAGGCAGTAAAGGAAAAGTCCATTACAGAAAGAGAGTTTGGTATTCGTGGGATGACATGTGGAGAGAAAGTAAGACTTGCAAAAAGATTAAATTTGCAGGCAAAAAATTCAAGGAAGATAAGATTGATTTCATAGGAAGTCATTACCTAAAAAGAATTTATCATTCTGCTCGTGTCAGGTATGAATACTATGGTATGGAAGCAAAACCAGTTAAGGGAACTGTTTACACAAAACTAAAAAATAACACTATGACAACTTGTGATTTAAATAAGTCAAATTTACATAAAACGGTTGAGTCATATAAGTCGAGTGGAGAAGTTTTGAAAGCAATATTCTGGATTTTTTGGATTATCTTAACTGGCGGTCTAACGTATAGTTTCTATTATATTGACAATGATTGGTTGGAGTGAAAAGTATGATAGGTAAACTTATTGATGTTACAAACTTTAATCGACAGCAGGCATTTAAGTTTATAGCGACGAAATGTACAAAATGTGATATTTACGGTAAGTGTACTAGAGAAGATAAGAAAATATGTAGTGATAAAACAGATTATCTTTTAGAAAAATTTAGAAGAGAAGAAGAATAGAAGAAACCAAAAGATTTTGCGAGTGTAAGCCACAAAGGGACTTATGTAAAATACACATATAAAAAAGAATAAAGGAGAATTTATTATGGATTTTGGAACAGCAATTGATGCAATGAAAGATAAAAGAAAAGTAGCAAGAAAAGGTTGGAATGGGAAAGGTATGTTTTTATATTATGTTCCAGCAGGAGCTTATGCGCCATGTACAGATATTGCAAAAAGCATTGTGAATGAAGACGGATTAGTCGAATATGGAGCATATATTGCAATGAAAACAGCACAGGGGAATGTAGTTCCTTGGCTTGCAAGTCAGACAGATATGTTGGCTGAAGATTGGATGATTGTAGAATAGGAGAGTTAAATCATGAAAATTAAAACATTAAAGGATACAGCAGAATTAATGTGCAGCGAAGATTATAGAGACAGATTTGTTGCAGAATGTAAACAGTTAGAAATTAGATATCAGGGATTAAAAAAGATGTTAGATAAGTGGGATCGTGGAGAATTAGAGTTCACTCCAACATGTACGAGAGGAATCTATGTCAGGCAGCTTATGTGTATGGAAAATTATCTGTCTGTATTATACGACCGAGCGCAGATTGAAGAAATTTGTGTTAGATAAAATTAATCTTTGATGAAAGGGATAACAGATGAAGAAATTATTAACTTCGTTATTTGTTGAAGACAAATATCATGCAGGAACAATCTTAGGTACAATCTTAGGATTAATGGTTGTAATTGCTGTCAATTTTGCAATCGTAAATTTGTTTATTTGGTTGCTACATTTTGTTGTGGTAAATCCGCTAATTGTTCCAACGAAAACAAAATGGATTATCGCAGTAATTCTTACAATTTTAGAAAACATCTTTAATAGGTAGGTGATTAAATGGCTTTGATTGGAGCAATGTTAGGAGATATTTGCGGTTCTCAATATGAGTTCCGCAGACCTTACAATTTAGATTGGAAGAACTGTGAATTGTTTACAGATAAATGTAAATTTACAGATGATACAGTTTTAAGTATTGCAACAGGAATGTGGCTGTTGGATGATGACGATGAACATAAACATAACAAAGAGCCTTGGGAGTTCTACTTAGAATATGGCAAGAAATATCCTGGTATGGGATATGGTGAAATGTTTGAAGACTGGTTATACGATGATGGAAGTCGTGTTAATGAAAGCTTTGGAAACGGATGCGCCATGAGAATTTCGCCTATCACAATGTATTTTAATGGATTTGCTGATCGTCCAGATGTACTGAATTATTACATAGATTTAGCACAATGGACATGTGAGAAAACTCATCGTCATACGGAATCTTATAAAGGAGCATCGATTGTAACAGGCTGTTCTTTTATGGCTCGTTGGGGTAAATCAAAAGAAGAAATTTATCAATATGCATTAAAAAGTTATCCATCCAGTCAATATACATATGGTGTTGATCGACCACTCGATGATTATAGAAAGAATTATGTTTGGTCTGCGACAGTTCAAGATAGTGTTCCTGTGGCAATCAGATGTTTCTTAGAGAGCGAAGATTATGAATCATTCTTAAGAAATGTATTGTCTTTGCCATGTGACACAGATACGATTGCTGCTATTGGCGGTGGTATCGCAGAAGATTTCTATAAGAAAACACTTGATAATTCAAATGAGCTTTTAGAAAGATATTTGCCAAAAGAATTATTAGATGATGTGAGTAAAATTTATAACGAAATGCCATAAGATAGGTGATTAAATATCATAAAGAAAATCTTAAAATTTTTCTTGTCGATGATCGTACTGACCATCGTTTGGCTTCTTGCAACATTCATATCTGTTGGTGTATTTGCATTTACGTTTTGGATGATAACAAATATTGTAATACCAATTGGAGTAGTAATAATTGTAGCAATTGTATTAATGGCGATCGCCTTCTATGTGGTGGCATCGTTCATGGATTGATGATGTATAAAACTAAAATATAGTATAAGGAGAAAATGAGTATATGACAAAATTAGAGCAGTTAAATTTATTAAAGGATAGAAAAGCAGTCTTAATCGCTAGAGGCAAAGATAATGGCAAAATCGTAACAAAAATCAACAGAAGAATTAAGAAATTAGAAAAGGACTTATAGAGATGGCAGGAGATAAAAGTAATGTTTTAATCGCTCTGGTTGGACGATCTGGAGCAGGCAAAAGTGTCTCAGCGAAGTATCTGGAAGACATTTACGGTCTGAAATATCTACGATCATATACAACCAGAGAGAAGAGAGCAGACAAACTTGATGATCATACATATGTAAATCTAGCCCAGTATTCCAGAATTACAGGCAAGGTTGCAGAGAATCATTATACTGGCAATTGGTATTGTGCTACAGAAAGTCAGTGTGATGATGCAGACGTATATGTAGTTGATGTTCCAGGATTAAAACAGTTAAAAGAAAATTATCATAAGAAACATATCTTGGCATTATGTATTGATACACCAAGTTCTACACGTATTCAGAGAATGAAAGATCGTGGAGATACAAGTGATGTAATTGATGAAAGAATGAAAAAAGACGAATCTGCTTTTGAAGAAGCTTATGATTTATGCGATGCAGTTATTAATAATGAAGGAAGTTTGTCTATGACTTGTCTGAATATTATGGCTGAGCTAGAGAGATTCAAAAGACAGATTAGAGACACGGAAGGAGCGACAACAAAGGAAGTTGATCAGAACAATTAATCAGCTTAGGAATTTAGTTTCTAAACTACACATAGAAAAAGAGGTACTTGTTAAGGATGTAGAAACAGGTAAGACAATGATGATTGAGAGCGTATCAACCGAAAAGATTGATGGTGATGGTAACGATGCACGATATACGTTGAACTGCAAGAAAGCAGGAGACGGGTGCGTTACATATAGATGATGATATTATTACATAATTTATTGGAGGTCTTTTATTGAAAGTAATTAAAAGAGATTGTACTGTTGTAGATTTCGACAAGACCAAAATTTACACAGCGATTATGAAAGCAATGAAAAATGGATCTGGGTTAATTAAGGAAGATATTGCAAAACAAATCGCAAGAGAAATCGAAAATGATTGCAGTAAATTACCAGAAGAAATTGACATTTCTGCAATTGAAGCAATGGTATTTAAGAAACTTGTTGAGAAAGGGCAGGAATTAACTGCTAAAGCTTATGAAGGTTATCGCAGTGTTCGTGAGTTCCAGAGAGAGAATTATGACTCTATTGACAGCGAAGTTCTTGGGCTTATTGAGGATGCCAACGAAGAAATTAAAGATGAAAATGCAAATAAAAACTCTGTATTAAATCCAACAAAAAGAGATTATATTGCTGGTATCGTTAGCGAAGATGCAACAGAACGCTATTTACTTCCACCAGAAATTGTTCAAGCACATAAGGAAGGTATCATTCATTTTCATGACAGAGATTATTTTTTACAGAAAATGCATAATTGTGGATTATTAAATATTGAAGACATGCTTCAGAATGGCACAGTAATTAGCGAAGTATTAATTGAAAAGCCACATTCATTTTCAACTGCTTGCAATATTACGACTCAAGGCATTGCACAAGTGGCTAGTTCTCAGTATGGCGGACAGAGTATTTCTTTAGCACATTTAGCACCATTTGTAGATGTGAGTAGAAAGAAAATTAGATCTGAAGTTGAATTAGAATGGGCGCATATTGATATTCCATATAAAGAACAGCATATTGAGAAAATTGTAGCCAATAGATTGTATGAAGAAGTCAAAAAAGGTATACAGATTATACAGTATCAGCTGATCACGCTTATGACGACTAACGGACAATCCCCATTTATTTCCATTTTTATGTATCTGAATGAAGCTAAAACACCGCAAGAGAAAAAAGATTTGGCTTTATTGATTGAAGAGATGATTAGACAAAGAGATGAAGGAGTGAAAAATGAAGATGGTGTATTTGTTGCACCAGCATTTCCAAAATTAATTTATGTCCTAGAAGACGATAATTGCGATGAATCTACAGAGTATTGGTACCTGACAAAATTAGCAGCAAAATGTTCTGCAAAAAGATTGGTTCCAGACTATATATCTGAAAAGGTTATGAAAGAGCTAAAAGGCGACGTCTATACTTGTATGGGGTGCGTAGATGGTAAAGAGATGATTACATATAAAGCAAATGGGAAATTATATGTTGAATCGTTTGAGCGAGCATGGAAAAAATTATCAGATCAGTTTGAAGTTAAGCATCAGTTTAATGACGATAATCCAAACCTTTACATGGATTTGCATGATGTCTTAATTTACGACACACGAGAAGGTTTCGTGAAAACAAATCGTATTATCAGAAATGTATCAGATGAATGGTTGGATGTTAATTTTTCTAATGGACGCAGATTATTATGTACTACTGATCATGTATTTACATTGAAAGACGGTACGGAAACTTATGCTAAAGATTTACAGGTTGGCTCAAAATTAGAAATTAACTCAATGCAGTATGGAGAAGATATGCATTTATTCCACAAAGATAAAGCATGGCTGTTAGGATTCATGTTGTGTGATGGATGTTACCAGAATAATCACATTTTTGCTTCAATTGCAGCAAATGGAGAGGACGAAATTGAAGATAGATTTCATAAGACATTTAAAAAATATTTTGGAATGGATTCTAAAACTGTTTTACAAGAAAGAGAAAGAAAAGGTACATACAAAGATCTAAATGTTATCTCAGACAATAATGGTGGAATGCAGTCTACGATCAATTATTTCACATCAAAATTTGGTGGCATTAATAAAGCAAATAGACGAATCCCAAATGAAGTATTTTCTTGGGATATTGAAGCAAAGCTTGCTTTTTTAGCAGGGATGATTGACGCAGATGGATATATCAACTCTCATAACCACGAAAAAGGCTTTTGTACTGTTCAGATTGGCTCAACAAACAAAGAACTTGCATTAGGACAAATGGCGTTGGCGCAGAATTTAGGCATGCCTGCAAAGATTTATCATAATCATTACAGCAAACGAAATCCAGATCTTATTAGATATAGAGTTGAATTTCGTCCATGTGCAGGATTAATTGACTATATTGTGTGTAAAAAGAAACGTGATAACTATATTGAGTCTCCGATGATTATTTATGCAGAATCAGAAGTTAAAGAAATTAAACCGATTCATAAAAAAATGTTTAGTTATGATGTAACGACTGAAAGCGAACACTTTGAAGTGAGTGGTATTTATAGCCACAATTGCAGGTCGTTCTTAACACCTGATCGTTTCACAGACAAAGGGATTGGCAATATTGCACACGCAAAAAATTATGATCCAAAGCAGCATAAATATTATGGTAGATTTAACCAAGGAGTCGTTACATTATCTCTTCCAGATATCGCATTATCTTCTAAAAAGAATATGGATGAATTTTGGGCATTGTTTGATGAACGAACAGAATTATGTCATAAAGCACTTAAAGAAAGACATAAACGTCTCCTTGGAACAAAGTCAGATGTAGCACCTGTTCTTTGGCAGTATGGGGCATATAGCAGACTGAAAAAGCATGAGGTAATTGATCCATTATTATTTGATGGATATTCAACTATTTCATTAGGCTATGCAGGATTATATGAATGTGTCAAATATATGACTGGGCATTCTCATTCAGATGGTGGAGTTGGTGAAAAATTTGGATTAGAAATCATGAAGCGAATGAATGACAAATGTGAGCAGTGGAAGAGTGAAGAAAATATTGATTACAGTATTTACGGTACGCCTTTAGAGTCTACAACGTATAAATTTGCCAAGTGTTTAAAGAAACGATTTGGTAATGATGTGTTTAAAAAAATTGATGGTAAAGATAGAAATTACATTACAAACAGCTACCATATTCCTGTATTTGAAGAAATTGATGCTTTTGACAAACTGCGTATTGAAGCAAAATTCCAGAAACTTAGTCCAGGAGGGGCAATAAGTTATATTGAAACTCCTAATATGGAACATAATGTAAGTGCTTTATTGGAAGTAATTAAATATATGTACGATCATATTATGTATGCAGAAATCAATACAAAGAGTTGTTATTGTGAAAAATGTGGATACTCTGGAGATATTCCATTAGTTGATGAAGATGGTATTTTGAAATGGAGATGTCCTCAGTGCGGAAATGAAGATGGTTCTACTATGGATATTGCATTCAGATGCTGTGGTTACATTGGGACTTCTAAGAATGGAGGTAATCAGGGAAGATATGGGGATATCCATGATCGAGTTTACCACTTAGATGATAAGGAGCTGAATAGATGAGATACGCTTCAATAAGAAAAATGGACATTAGCAACGGAGAAGGGCTTGGCGTAGCCCTCTTCGTTCAAGGATGCCACTTCCATTGTAAGAATTGTTTTAATAAAGAAACGTGGGATTTTAATGGCGGCAATAAATTAACTTTTAAAGAAATTGAGGAACTATTGCATCAGTTATCAAAGCCCCAATATACAAGGTTAAGTATTCTTGGCGGTGAGCCTTTAGCAAAAGAAAATAGAGATGGTGTTTCTGCAATATGCAAATTTGTCAAAGAGTTTATGCCAGACAAAAAAATCTGGCTATATACAGGGAATAAAGCAGAAGATATTGGTTTGGACTTAGCTGAGTTCTCTCGAAGACGTAGAACAAGCCACCTTATGTACGATTGCAGACTTGAGATTCTTCCTTACATAGATGTCCTCGTAGACGGACAGTATGTAGACGAATTGAAAGACATGTCTTATCCGTGGGCAGGATCAACAAATCAGAGAGTGGTTGATGTACAAAAATCATTAGAAAGAAATGTGGTGGTCTTATGGAAAGGCACTTCGGATAATCTGTCCATGACAGAAGAACACGATGAAAATGAGTGAAATAAAACACTTTTGTCAAAATTATTAAAATAAACATAAGAAAATCGTTGAAATATAAGGGATTTTTCACATTAAATATAGCAATAAAATTCCACTTTTATCCCATCATAGAAAGGAGTGTACTAATTATGTCAAAATCAAAAGACTGTCCACAGGATACGGACTTTATGCAATATGTTCCTACAAAATTTCAGCAGAATCGTAAGACGATGTTGAATAAGAGAAATCGTAGGAAGAAATACCAACAAAGATTGGCGAGATTTAAAAATATCGGTGGGTATCCTGAACCTGTGCAATATGTAGATAAGTATTATTGTGGATTCTATGAAATACCTCGTAAGAAACCTTATTATAAAAGATTTTATATCAGCGCTTGGGATGATTACAGATTTCATAAGAAACTGTCCAATAAGAAAGTTCGCAGAGTATTAGATGTGTCAAGTCGAGGTGGCTATAAGAAAGTACACGATCTATGGTGGGAGACAATTTAGAAAGGAGATAGGTATGCGAGGGCATTCAAGAGAACACTTAAAAGAAGTTATTGATACATTAGATCGATATTACTTGCGATGGTGTAATAGTAAAAATGACCGCAATATTGCATACATTAAAGCATCAGAATTACGCAATATTATTGGAACTTTGGTCAAAATTGAACAAGGAGAACAGGTTCCAAATGATGAGAACAAATTTAAAAAAGTAGTAACCATCAGTGAAGCTAATGAAAAATATTATGAGATTGCTTTAAATGATTACTTAAATGATGGATACAAAATCTCAGCATCTTCGTGCAATAGTAGAACTTGGAAAGCAATTCTTGTAAAAGAAGATAAAGAACAAGAGAGTGAGTGAATATGAGTACAGATTATAGAACATGTGAATGTGGCGAGACATTTGCTGATTGCGCAGACGGAGTTGTTTTCTGCAATTGTGGTATGGCTTGGTGTAGTGAGGAATGTGCAGCAGTAGACGGATATAGAGAAGAAGTGATTACACACGAAGATGGTTCTAAGGAAGAAATTCGTAGTTGTAATTTTTGCCGAGGAGACGATTTCGGTGATAAGGAATTACTTGAATTTGTAACATCGGCAATTGGCGTTAGTCGAGATGATCTTGTGAATTTTTACAAACGATATAAAACAGAGTTAAAAAATGACAAAGCTTGCAGACTCAATGGATTTATTTCGTCTGTATTTACCAATAAAGATAGTGGTACTGGGAAAGGGTTTGTACTTGGTGGCTTAGTAGGGAGGTTTGAACCATTTAATGAATAATAAAGTTTTACCAAAGAAAGACGATATTTACAAACATTTCAAAGGACATTTTTACAGAGTGATTGACATTGCAACTCATACAGAAACAGATGAGAAACTGGTAATCTATCAAGCAATGTATGGAGATTTCAACATTTATGCCAGACTAGTAGAAATGTTTCTGAGTGAAGTTGATCATGAGAAATATCCTGATGTAGAACAGAAATACAGATTTAAAAAAGTAGGAGAAAAATCATGCAGATGACATTGATCTTAAATATTTTTGAAAAGTTAGCGTTGGCGCTTGGAACAATCGGGCTTGTAGGTTTTGTAGTGTGTCTGATCAGTGCAATCGCACTGAGTGTGAAAAACAAATCTATCGAGCCGTTGTATAGTGTATTTCCACCGCAGCCTTGGTATTTGAGTTTTATGTATATTTCAATTGGATTTTTATTTTTGATTAAATATTAAGGAAGGTTGGTGTAGAAGAATATTAAGAAATATATTCTTTTTTATTGGACAAGCAATGTTAACAACAAGCTTAACGATTACGATCAATATGTTGATAGGACTTGCTGTCGCACTATTCTTTTCTATAATTGAGAGAAGTGTTGATCCAATAAAAGATTTTAAAGCTTCAGGATTATTGAAGCTCTATATTCAATGGGCGATGATCACAAGTTATATTTGTGTGATTAGTGCTGGCATCGCAACTTATATATAATGTAATATTTCTAGTTACATTTCTAATGACTATTCGAGGAGAAATATCTATAGATTAGACATGTCTTATTTCTTCCATATGATGACTTTAAAATTTTGTTTTTGTCTACGTTTTAATTTTTGTAGGTAAAACAATACAAAACAAATACATAAGAAAGGTTTTATCAAGTAATCCTAGGTAAAACGCAGTGTGCTGCCTTGTAAATATAAGGTTTAAATGACAGAAAATAAAAACAAAACTTTCAATCCGCTGAATGTAAGTAGTAAATTTGCAATATGCGGATTACCTATTCGAGTAGATACATATAAAACATGTAGTTTTGGATGTAAATATTGTTTTTCTAATTATAGGAAGATAATGGAATTTGATAAAAATTTACAAATTGGTAATGTTAAATCCGTTGAACGTCGATTAGATAAAATTTTCGTTCATAATAAAGTGGATAAAACGAATTTTTTAGATTTTTTAATATCTCAACGATATGATTGGCATTGTGGTGGTATGAGCGATCCATTCCAGCCAGCGGAAGAGAAATTCCATATTACAAAACAGTTAATTGATATTACTAAACAATACAATATTCATATTTTATTTAGTACAAAATCTTCAACACTGTATGGTTGTGAAGTTGATCCAGATTTACACACCTTCCAAATGTCTGTAACAAATGTAATTAATGACAAATCAATAGAGCCAAATGTTCCAGATATCTTAGAAAGATATAAATTATATCGAAATTTAAAAGACAATGGATTTAAAGTAGGAATTAGAATCCAACCATTCATTCCAGGAATTTCATCTACAGATATTATTGATATGTTTCATGACGCAGATCATTTTACTATCGAAGGTTTAAAAATTGTTCCACAAAATAAGGAACATAAAGAATACCTATTAAAACTTACTGGATTAGACAAATCTAGCTTCACACAAATGGGGTTATTAAATTTGAAGCCAAAAATTAGGTTAAATTTATATCAGCAGTTAATTGAGAAATTACAGCAATATTCTATTCCGTATAGTATTGCAGATAATGATTTGCATTATTTAAGTACATCAAAATGCTGTTGTGGAGATGTGTTGACAAATAAAACAACAGACTTTAACAATACTGCAATGATATACAAATATGGAATTGACTACACCAAAGAAGAGGTTGATTCAGAATTAACTAAATCTAATGTGTGTGATTGCAAATGCTGTCAGTTATTCACATCAAATAGACAAGAAGGATGCGTAACTGTCCAGGAATTTTATGACAAAAGATTTGACCGCAAGTCAAGTCCATTTAGCCCTAAATTTTTATATAAAGGAGAATAAAAATGCCAAAAGAACCAAATACAATTACGATCATTAAATATGACGACTGGCAATCTATTGAAGTCAATGGGACTAAAATAGAAAACCATAAATTAGATGTTGATGATTTTACAGATGTTTTAAAGGAATTAGGGTTCAATGTCAATGTAGTATGGGAGGATTCAGATGTTTAAAATACAAGAAATTGGCAGGTCTCCAACACCTAAGAAACCAATCACTGTATATGCAGTTCGTGAAGATAAAGATAGTGACAGTTGTTGTGATTTTGAGACAGTTGAATTCCTCATATACAAAGACGATAACTGGGTTTGGGTAAGCGGCTTGTGTTATGAACCATATGGATTAAATGGATCATGTGAAATATAAAAGGAGAGTTAATTGTTTCAGAAATTAAAAGAGAAAATTAGAATATGGTTGTTCGAAATCCTGCAACCAGATATTGATGCCTTAAAAAATGAAATTAATGAAAGTAACACTACATTAAGATTTGCCACAAACAACTGCAATGAGGCGGCTCGTCAGTGCCAGATTTCAACAAAGCAGAATGAAGAAATGAAGAAGATGTACAACGAAATTACTGACGTAGCAGTTGACGTTGGGTTTCATGATTCAGAGCGTTCGTGGGCAGTCGTATGTATTGCTGGGAGACCTGAATATGTAAAATTTATTCCTTTAAGCGGTGCAGATGCTAGAACTGTTATGAATTTTTTAAGACAATTTCAGTATTCACGGACCATTGTTGATAGTCCTCTAAGATTCAAAGATGTGCTTCAGAGATATTTTATATAGAAGGAGATTAGCTATGACAAATAAACAAACAACACTGATTATTAAAGATAGAGCAACAGGCAAAACTACACAATTACTCTATACGAGTGCTACAACACAGTATCCGATTATTGTGCAGAATCATTCACAGGTCAAGCTATTATTAGACAAAGCAAACGATCTTGACTTAATTATTCCAGTGCCTATGACTGTAGAAGAATGTAAGAACAAGTATGGAATGAATTATGATCATGTTCTTATTGATGAAGGATACAATTTAATTGGCGAAGCTCTTGATGCTTATATGGGAACGCATGTGGTGGCAGTAACTTTGACTGATAGAGTAAAAGAATTTGCAGACAAGAAAGTGGTGAGATTGTAATGGAAGAGCCAAATTATATAACAGTTGGACAGCTTAAAAAGAGTTAGCAAAACACCCAGATCATATGCCAGTTGTTGGCATAGATAATGAATTTATTACTACGACAGAACATGACACTATTGCACTTGAGGATGGTGTAGGATTATACGAATTTGGAGTTGTGAGAATTTGTTAATTGATGACTTTAGTTAAACAATAAACCAGAAAGGAAAAATGAGAGTGTAGCTACTGTAAACCATATGGGCTTTCTGGTAAAGACAAATAGTATATCAAGGAAGTAAAAATAGAATTGCAAAATATATTGTACCAATTATTCAGAAATATATTAATGATAACAATATTGAAACATACATAGAGCCATTTTGTGGAGGAGCCAATATTATTGATAAGATTCAATGTAAAAACAAAATTGGTGCAGATATTAATGATGAATTGATTGCATTGCTGAAATACGTTCAAGAAAATCCAACAATTCCAATTGCTCCAGAAATTTGTTCGAAGGAACATTATATGGATGTTAGAGAAAATCGTAAAATTCATAGTAATAAATATTCCAAAGAGTACACTGCTCTGATTGGTTATTGTGCAAGCTTTGGAGGGAAATACTTCAATGGCGGGTTCGGACAAGATAAGACTGGAAAAAGAAATATTTATTATGAGAGAGTGATTAATTTACGAAAACAAGCGATTTCATTAAAGAATATTTCTTTTATGTCATGTGACTATAACTACTTCAAGGATGTAAAAAATTGCTTATTATATCTTGATCCACCATACAAAGGTACGAGCAACTACGCTAAAAGTTGTATGGATTATGATTATTTTTATAAATTTTGCCATGATATTGCACAAAATAACCTTGTTATTATTAGCGAATACGATATGCCAAGTGAAGAATTTAAATGCATTTGGCAAAAAGAACGCACAGTGTGTCAAGACGCTAATCGTACAAACGGGCAAAAGGCAACTGAAAAACTATTTATTCCAAATTTATGATTAATTACATAAAAGAAATATTTAATTTACGAAAGGAGTGGTAAGCGTATGTTCACGAACGATAAACCTTTCATGATATCGGGAAGTCTAAAAGATACATTTAACGGGATGTTGGAAAAGACATTGAGATTCATTGTTGATATTTATGGAGAAACAGCAGATGAATTACGTGGAATTAAAGAAGTAGACGGAAAGTTATACTTTGGATGGATACCGACAAAAAATAGAGATGATGATGCTTTAGATGAAGAATATATGAAACAGTGGGATATTGTATTGTCTGGAGATATTATGAAACCATCTTTCAATATGTTGATAGAGATTATCATTAATTGGTTGAATAGTGACAACGCAGTATACGAGTATGACAGATTATATTATGAAGAAGATGATCTTGATTACGCTGAAGAGTTGATCAAGGGATGGACGATTTCTTCTATTACATATGATGACAATTGCCCAAGTTTTAGCGTATTTTCTGTTACACCACGATGGGGAGAGATTGGTAAATGATTGAAATTTTAGAAAGAGGAACACGAAAACAATGCACTTGTGAAAATTGTGGTGCAGAGTTGAGTTATGAGAAAAATGATATTAAAGATAAGCCAAAGCGAACGATTGATTTCAGAACTCTCAAACCAGTATACCCACCAAACTATATAATCTGCCCACAGTGCAAACATCCAGTAGAAGTTGAGGTAGATGAAAATGATTAAAATTTTAAAAGATGGCACTAAACGAAAAGTTAAATGCAATGGATGTGGCGCCGTGTTGAGATTTGATGAATCAGATATTAAATCTGAACTTGTCGGATACAGCTATTGTAGTGGGTATGTGGAATTCATTCTCTGCCCTCAGTGTGGTCATAAAATTATGATATAAAGGAGAGAAAACTTGACATTAGATAAAGAAGATATTTATGACATTGCCAAGGCAGTCGTAAAAGTAATTAAAGATAAAGGCATGATGAAGAATAAGTCCAATAATCACGCCTCAGAAAAAGTACAACTTCAAACATTAAATGCTGGTGATACCTTTAAGGTAGCAGGGTATGAATGGATCGTATTAAATCAGTTTAAATATGCTCAAACTTGTTTTTGCATTATGAAAGATTTTTTGGGTGATACGAAGCCATTCGACACATATTGTAACAAATGGGAACCTAGTCGTCTTCGTCACGATTTACAATATATCGGATGTGAAATTGAAGATAATTGTCATCATGATGTGTTGCAGTATATGGAACGTGATTTAATGGCACTTGATGGAACAATGGCGAATGAAATAAGTATTGATAAAGTTTCTTTACTAACTTTAGACGAATATAGACTATACAGAGAATACTTAGAGTACCCAACAAAATTTCCAGGTCATATTGAATGGGTATTATTAACTGCCGTATCAGAAGAAAATCGTTCAGCTATTTGTGCTGTTGATACATGTGGAGTTGTCAAACAATGTTATTGTGCGGAGTCTTTTAACATTCGTCCAGTATGTACATTTAGATCAGATGTACTAGTAGAGAGAGTGGACTCATGAATGCAAATGATAAGTTAAAGAAATGGATCAATCATAATTATTTGACAAAAGGAGACAGAATAATGATCACAGATAAAACAAAATGGGATGATGCTGATTATTATGAAGAAAATTTTGAAGACATTATGTTTGATAAATTATCCTCTCATAACCCCCTCGCTAATGGTGACCTTGCGAAGTTAGTAAATACTGGGAAATTAACTGTAGATCAGGAGACTGTCTATTCTCATGATTTTTATTCAAAAATCAGAACGATTGTGTGTCTAAGATATAAGTATTATGCAATCGAATATTGGAATTGTAATGATAGAAGTAATTGGTATTATAAACAACCGTATGAAGTTAAAGAACATACGATTACAGTTACTGAGTGGATTCCAGTAAAACAGGATTCATAAAATAAATGTTTTGTGTACAAAAAAGATACCACCTCAATTAAGAAGTGGTATCTCGTATACAAAATTACACCGTTCTCAAATAACTTTTGATTCATGTGCAAATTTATTATAGCACAGAAAGGAGAAATATGGAACAGGTTTTTGCATCAGACTATGAGGATGTTTATAAAGTTAAAGATGGCGTAATGTTTCACGTTAAGAAATACCGTAGAGTTTATGACGAAAACGGATGTTCTAAGCAAATTTATTTTGAAGATAAACCAAAATTAAAATGTTATGCAAGAAAAGGCGATCATAGATATTGTACTTTAAGAATTGCCAATGAAGACGTAAGAGTCAATGATGGATTTGCATTGAACCCTAAATATGAAACAGTTAACAAAGGTTCAGTTTTTGAATATTCAACAGGTGGATATCCACGAAATGGATATTTAGTTGAGCTTGCTGAAAATGAGTCATCTTATAAATACGAAATCAAGACACAGGGCAATATGTTTGTTGGCGATGCAAGCGACCTTGTTGAATTTTTAAATGAAATTATTGATCAAATAGGTGTATATGATTGGAGGGTTTAAAGAATGAAGAAAGAAAAAACAATTGAAGAATATTATTGTGATTTTTGTGGGGCTGAATGTACACACAATCACTATGACATTACGCTCCCTTTCATTACATCCAATGGATATTCAAGCAGATTCTGTGCAGGCGAGCCAGATGACAATTCTATTATAATCCAACGATTAGATTTGTGCGGTAAATGCATGAGGATAAATGCTCGGATAAATACATTTCTTTCAAACGCTTGCAAGAATGAGGTTGGAATTAAACAAACTGCCAAACAAGATAAGTTTGCGATCCCATACATTGACACTATTGGTTCATTTGCAAGCCGTAATCGTTATCCAAAAACAGAACACACAATGACGATTGAATATGATGAATGATTAACAAAATGCATATAACAGAGGATGTAATTAATGAAGAAAACAGAAACAAAATATTACTGTGATTTCTGCAACAAAGAGTGTACCGACAAACATCATAAATTAACAATACCAACAGTTGAATACCTTGGAATCAATAGCCCTGATCAGTCAGTTCTTGGTTCTTCTGAGGTAGATGTTTGCCATAGATGTGCAGAGATGGCGGCTGTTACGTTAAATATGATAGCAAGACACTCGCAGCAGTGTGAAAAGTGTAATGGTTCAATAACAAGAGACGTTACCGAATACGAGAATTCATCTATAATCAAACGGATCAAAATTACGATTGACTGTGACTATAGCAAAAAGAAACAAGAGAAATAAAATTTGGCTTTGAAATAAAGAAAGGAGTATAAACATGTCCAAACATCAGAGAAGAAAGCTAACAATATATTATCAGGTCGGTGAGAAGAGACTAAAACAATCATTTCGAACAGTACAGGAGTTATTAGATTTAGATACCGACTCTCATAAACATAATAATCCTATGGCACCAACCAATGACACAAAGATTACCTGTGTTGCTTGGAAGGGGTGTGCATTATTTGATGAGACGTATAGTTTGGGCGAAGTAAAAAGACTCCTAAAAGGCTTTGATTTAACTAAAGCAAAACAGAAACCTCACAAACCAACTCATAAATATATCAGAAAGGGTATTTATTCTATTGATGAAGTTAGGGATAAAGTGGAAAATGTTATGTTTGCGAGCCAAAACAATAAAGTAAAAGTTAAATTCGATGGCGATTTGATTAAAGGCAATAGCCAGAGATATCAGACATTCTTCACTAAAGGCTGCAAATGTGTTAAGTGCGGAATCGAAGGTAAATATTTTGCTAAAGAAAAAGGTTTGAAAGACAAGAGCTATCACTTGAATTTATATGCAGTCGATGATGATGGTGATGAAATTTTAATAACAAAAGATCATATTATACCACGATCTAAAGGTGGTATTGATGATATTAGCAACTATCAACTAATGTGTGAAATTTGCAATAAGGCAAAAGGAAACATGATAGAAGATTAAATTTTAAAGGAAAGGAAAAATTAGCAAAGTTCCTATAGGATAAAGTGCGCACTACTTACTAAGGTAAGAAGGAACTTGACAAAAGAAAGAGCATTAGCACATATTGAAGAAATTGCATGGATTAAGCCAATCGAGGGCGCAGATAAAATTGAATTGATTGGAGTTCTTGGTTGGGTGCTGATTGCCCAAATTGGGGAATTTAAAGTAGGAGATAAAGCGGTATTTATTGAAATTGACAGTAAATGCCCAGAAGATGATGAGAGATTTGCTTTCTTGGAAACAAAGCATTACAAGATTAAAACGATGAAACTAGGAAAATTTAAATGCTTCAGTCAGGGATTGGCGATGCCAATTGCATTATTCCCCGAACTATCCGATAAACAAATCGGTGATGACGTCACAAAAGAATTGAGAATTACATATGCTTCTGAAAAGGTTGCAAAAAGAAAAGCCAATAAAGTAGATACAAATGCTAAATATCAGTCTATGGTAGCCAGACATAAAAAAGTTTTCTCAAAACCAATTATTAGAAAAATGATGAGATATAGCATCGGTAGAAAAATCTTATTCATGATTTTCGGTAAAAAACGAGACAATCCTAAAGATTTTCCATCATGGATTGTAAAAACCGATGAAGATAGAATTGAAAATTGCCCACTATGGCTTGAATCAACAAATGAATGGATTCAAGCAGAAAAGATTGACGGAACGTCATGTACATATGCTGTTGATCGTAAGAAAGGCAAGAACAAATTTGACTTTATTGTATGCAGTAGAAATGTTAGACAAGCTGACAGAGATCAGAAATGTCACCATGATTCTAATATTTACTGGGAACTTGCCGATAAATATAATATTGAAAAAGTTTTAACTGATTATGCCATTGCAAATAAATATGATCGTGTTGTTTTACAGGGCGAAGGTACAGGTAATGTACAAGGAAATCCTTACAAATTTAAAGAGAATCGTTTATTCGTATTCAATTTGGTAGTTGAAGGAATTCGTAAAGGTACACAGGAAATGGCAAAATTCTGTGATGATAATAACTTAGAACATGTGCCAATTATCAATGAACACTACAAAACGCCAGATACAATGGAAGAGATTAAGCTTCAGGCTGACGGATTCAGTATTATCAATCCAAAAGTTAAAAGAGAAGGATTTGTATACAGAGATATGTCAGGACGGCAGAGTTTTAAAAATGTTAGCAGAGAATATCTGTTAAAACACCAAGATCAGGAAGAATAAAGGAGAATCATGAGCGAAAGAAAACCAAGACTTACACTATTATGTGGTTTATCCGCATCAGGCAAATCACAATACATAAACACTGTTTCACAAGACAGTGGCAATGAAGTTATCACTATATCAACAGATGGTATTAGAGAAAATATATGTGGAAGAGTAGAAGATCAGTCCAAAAATAAAGAAGTATTTCAGACATTCCATAGTCTAATCGTTAAATATCTTAAAAATGGTATTGACGTTGTAGCTGAAGCAACGAATATTACTATGAAATCAAGACGATCTATTCTCAACGTAATTAAAGGTATTGATTGCGAAAAGGTTTGTGTGGTCATCGTAAAACCAATTGGTGAATGTAAAAAGGACAACATTGACAGAGAACATCCAGTTCCAGGACATGTAATTGACAAACAAGCAAGAAAATTCCAGATTCCATTCCTTGAAGAAGGATGGGATGAAATTAAATTTGTTGATCATATTCACAATAAAGACAAGTATAACTATAGACTTGAAAAGACATGGGTTCCAGAAATATATAATGATTTCAACCAGAAGAATCCGCATCATATGGAATCTCTTGGCAAACATATGGTGGATGCCTATGATTTTTCAAAAAAGATTCATAACGATTATTCAGTGTTAGTGGCTACTAAATATCATGATATGGGTAAATTATACACTCAGACATTCGATGAAGATGGTGTTGCACACTATTACGGACATGAAAATATTGGTGCATATATGATGTTAGTTTATGAGGTTGCAAATCAGCATTCTTTATTTGTGAATCATAATATAGGAGACATTGCTTTCTATATTAATTACCACATGTTACCGTTCCAGTGGAAGCCAATCTCCGAATGCGACAATAAATGGATTAAAATCATGGGACATAAAAAATATGAAAATTTATGGTCTCTGCATATCGCTGATTTAGTTGCCTCAAAGAGAGAGAAAGGTTTATCTGAAGCTTTAAAAGCTAAGAGAGGCTTTGATAATGAATTTGATCTATAACCAACCTAACACAGACGCTCAGTTGAACGACCCTTGTTATTACGATTCTGAGCAGTTTGAGTTAGAGGAAGAGTTTGAACTACAAAATTATCCAGATGACGAGGAGGATACAGATGATTAAATTACACTTATGGCAGTTTATGCTTTGCAATTTTGGAACTGTTGCCATTGGCACATTTCTTGGTGCTATGGTAGCAGGCGGATTCCTTATTCGCAAACTTGATATTGCTAGACTCCAGGAATTGATTGATGACAATGAAGAAAAGATTGAATTTCTCGAACATGAACGAGAAGAAATTGATGATGATATCGATGAATTGGACGATAAGTCTGATGAAGATAATGATGACATTATTACAGGCGAGGAGGATGAGGAATAATGGAAGAACTTTCCAAAGCGGTTATTGAGTTACAGCTTTCATATGGCTTGAGTCTGCGAACAATTCAGAAGATGGTGCGTGATGTATACAAAAATACAAATGATGCACCGCCAACAGGTATTACACCTAAGACAACTAAATCAAAATCAACTAAATAAGGAGTGAATTACTACGGCTAATTTCTTACAGCGTAAAGAATATTTTGGAAAGTATCGTGTTGTAGCAGCATATAACATGGATACTAATGATTTTCCTAGAACTGATGCAGGATTAATAGATCCTAGCTTTGATGATTTGTACATAAAATGCTCATTTGGTAATCAGATATATTACTACGGAAAAGGCAAGCATAGAGGTGAATATACCCTTGTAGCTTATATCCCTTCACTAATTAGAGGACATAACATTATAAAGGCGATTCGAGAGATAAACAAAGATATTCCTTATTATATAGAAGAAACTGATAAAGAAGTGTTGTTTAGATTTGATGTGAAACATCTGGATACTGTTGCCGAGTTACTGAAGGCACAGAAGAGTAGAATCCGTGATGATGGAACTTACAAATATATCTCACCTTTTTCACCGAAAAACTTGCCAAAAACACCTTACAAAATTCCAGATGATGAATTGAGTACCTACAAGAAATTAACTGCAAATTTGAAGCGTGAGGACATGTATAAGGTAGGGCAGATTGCAACTAGATTCTTAAAAGAAAAGATATGCTCACGCAAGTTTACATTCCAAGACTTGAAAGCAGAACAGAAGAAGATGGGATTGAAAGGCAAAAATTATATTTATGCTAAAGGATTATGGGATGAATATTGCCGATACACAGAAAATGAACTACGCAAGGAGAATTTACTATGAGTACAAATAATGTAATGATGACTGAAAACGATAAAAGAAACGTAGGAAACGCAAGTTTACAGAAGCAGATTAAAGAAGAAAAACACAAACTTGATTTCATTAAAGATGTTGATAAGCTGCTCAAGAAATATAAATTGCCAAAAGATTATCTGTATCTGGCGGCTAAAAAGTCAAGTCTTAATACAGATCGTCAGTTATACATGATTGAAGTTGAAACATTTAATGACGGTGTATATGACGGCAACGTGACTTTAATCGTACATGGTACTGAAGATGAAGTGAAAAAACAGAAAGATCTGTTGGTTGAAAAATTAAAAGAACAGTACAAAGACGAACCAGAAATGACTTTTGAGGATTCTTACTATAACGAAGTTGGATTACCTCTGATGCTTAGTGAACAGTAATGAGAACTAAAATATATGTGGCTTATGGAAAGCAAAGTAGATTAAATCAGTTGAAAGATTATATAGAAGTCAAAATAAATAGACTTAATTATAAAACACGAAATTTTGTGAAAGTTGCACAAAGAAAATGGAAAGGAAATACATATATGGGATTATTAACAGAAAGCGGATTAATGAAAGTTGCAGAGTTTGAAAAAGTATCGTTTGACCAGTTCATACGGGACTGGTGGAAACATATTCTTAAACATCCAGAAGAACCAATGTATGAAAAATCAATTTATGGTGATCTGAAATTACCTTATCGCAAAACAGTTGACTCCGCAGGGCATGACTTTATTAGTCCAGCAGACATTACAATTCGCCCAGGAGATGCACGAGTTATTCCTACAGGAATCAGATGTAAGATTGAAAAGGGATGGGTGTTATTAGTATTCATTCGCAGTAGTTTGGGCATCAAAGCACAGGCTAGAATTGGTAACGGTACAGGGGTAATTGACGGTGACTACTACCACGCAGACAATGAAGGACATATCTTTATCAAGGTTGAGAATCATGGCAATGAACCGCTGAAGCTCAAGAAAGGTGATGCATTTGCACAAGGAGTTTTCCTACCTTATGGTGTAGCCGATAAAGAAACTGTGACAACTAAAAGAACTGGCGGAATTGGAAGTACAGGTAAATAAATGAATTATTTAACACAAACAAAAGGACTGATCAATGCTGTGGATATGAAAGAGTATTCACAGCAGCAGTCCAATGCACAATTAAGTAAAATATTTGATGACTTATATGACGACTTAGTAAATGATATATGGGAAACTGCACAGATGAATGGTAGAACAGAAACATACCGTAAGACACAATCAATGTCTTGCGATACTGACAAGTCACTTGATTCTTGTATTGCAGTATTAGAAGACTTCATGAATAAAGGATATGTCTGTATTGTGACACGTAAATATGTTGATTGTACGAGATATTATTATAAAATCTACATCAGTTGGTCAGGGCATCCGCCTAATGTCCACGGATATGTAACAGTTGATGATAAAGATAAAGAGAAATTAGTATTCTCTTCATATTTAAAATAGGAGGATTTATAT